TTTAGAACAATGTCAAGAGGTATATCCAATATTTAATCTGCGAACAAGATGCTTAAATTTATGACTATTGACCAAATGATATAGAAAATAAGCACGTCTACCTAATGAAAAAGCACGGAATTCTTCTTCTGTCCTAAATACTTGTGAACCATCATCATATTGAGATGGTATTTTAATTCCATCTTTTGCCCATTCTTTTTGCTTATTAAATTTCTTTTCAATTAGAGACAAAAGCCATTGAAATTCTTCCTGAGTGTATCTTTTCTGATCAGGCTCTAAGAACTCATCAAATTCAATCTTTTTATGAGAGAAAGAACTCCTATGAATCACAACGTACACTTCCTGTTTATTAGCTTTTTCAACAGGAGGTAATTCTAAAGACCAACCTACATATTTAGATACACAATATTCAGGCGCAGAATGATTCTTAACTCTCATCTGTCCTGTCTCTAAATCAACAACATGGTCAATACAATAATGATCATGAAATTCAGGAACAGAATCAGATTCAGTTTCAATAGACTCTACAAATTTGAATTCCGATTTAAATTTCTCAGTACTCGGAACATAACGCCAAAATGAATGCTTAAACTTAGCCATCAACACACCTATCTTCGATTGTTTTATATCTTTCTTGTAGCAATTTTCTAGCCTTAAAAATACGAGATTTAACAGTACCTATAGGGATGTTCAGTTTATCAGATATTTGAGAATATTCCAAGTTTTCAAGAGCATTCAATCTAAAAGTTTGAAGATGAACATTATTATCTATATCGACAAATAGTTCTGCACTTAACTTTGTATAGAAATCTTGGTCACAAATTGATTGGGAGAAATCTTTATCGGAAACAGTTTCAAAAATATAATTATCTTCAGTGGAATTAAGGCATTCAAACTGATTATATTTAGCTCTAAAAATGTCTGTATAGCAATTCCCAACAATTAAGGTAAGCCAAGTTTTTAATGAACAGTCCCCTTTAAATGAATCTTTGTATCTAAATGCCTTAATGAAACAAGCTTGGATGGCATCTTCAAAATCTTCTATTCGCCCATTAGGATTTTTCTTCATTAAATATTTAAACAGATAATCTTTATGAGAATTAATTTCTTCAATAAAATCCATTAACGCATTTCCAAAGAATAATAACAAAGCAAAGGCCAATGATTAAGAGCTTTTTCCAAATTATCTAAATCTTTTTCATCTGGATTTTTCTTCCATAACATTGCTTGAGAAACACAATGAAAAGAAAGATTTAAAAGATCATCTTGAACTTTATCTGACAAATTCCAATAAAAATCAGAATGTGGGTCTTTGATTTCTTCAATAAGACAAGTCATCAATATAGCATAATTTGCCAAATCTATGACAGTATCTTCAGCTTTTTCAGAGATTACCAGATATTCTTTTTCTTTTAGGAAGTTTTCAAGGCGGGACATTTTATCGCCAATTCTTACTAAACATCCTCGCCAAGCTTCAATACCAGCATCTTCACACTTGCGTAAATTGCCCATAGGAAGACCAGTAGCAGAATAATCGCTATCTTTTGCTTCATAAACAGCTTGCATATTATCAAGGATGTTTAGGGCAGTTTCATCCTCAAACCTTTGTTTAATTTGTAAAATAATCTTGTCATAAAATTTATTTCTTGACATGTAATACCTCGATTTTATCCGCAAATTTGATAATACATTCTTGGATTTTGTTCAGTCCCAGTTTACCTTCAGAAGAAAAAAGATGCCAATTAATAACACAATAATTATCATCTTCAACACCTTGCGAAATTTTGTACCAGTATCCATTATTGTAAATCGGAAAATCCAAATTAGCTTCTTTTGGAAAACAAGAATGCATTGTCATGAATAAATCACTTAAATACTCCTTGTCAACAATAAAAGTAAAATATGGAATAGAGCCTTTCTCTTTTCCTGTTAAATGACCCTGACAACTCCAAACAGTCCAAAGCCAATTACTTCGATTAATCTTGTAAATAGAATCTTTAATCTTAGAATCTAATTTGATCTTATTTTCTTTTAAATATCTTGGATCATACTGTTCAGGATGACCAATATAATCCAAGAATTTAGTTAAGTTGTCAGGGTTGTACATATTATCTCTTTGGTGGCAGTGAGTTTTGCTTCAATTCAAATACGCCGTTGCCAATAAATTCTCTGAGGGACTTATATCCACTATAAGACACTGCAGAACTAATACCGCCCCAAAGTTCATCCACTAATCTTTCGAGAGGTGCAAGTTCATCAAGTATAGGAACCTCTTTACCTTCAGAGTGACGATAAACTTTACCAGTTGAAAGTATTTGCTGTTTGTGAGAGGCACCTCCCCAATAGTACCCATCTCCTCTAACATGCGTTTCAGCTTCAAATGCTTTTGCAAAATAACCTCCCATCATTACATAATCTGCACCAGCTCCAAAAGCTTTAGCAGCATATCCAGAATTTTTAATTCCACCATCAGCAATAATATATGGCTTATGTCTCTTATCTAAAAATGGATCCCAAGGGTTAGAATCATCAATTTCCATTATTTCAGTAATAGGACCACGATTATAACCAGTAGAGTCATTAGTTGCACAAGGGCTTCCACCAGCAATTCCAACACGAATATATCTCATAAATGAATTATGTGTTTTGATAGCTGATAACATCTGAAAACCACGCTCTGTATGTACATTCCCCATCATTAAATTGTGAATACTAGCTCTTTCTGATAACTTTTGAACACATTCATCAATTTCACGATGCATATAACCATTAGCCATATCAATAAGCCAAGAAGTTACACCAGCTTTTGCCAGTTCATCAACTCTATCCCAATCATTCAATCCAACAGATGCAAAAACATTCCTTTGATTGGGTAAAGAATTATATAGTCCTATTTGTTCTTCAATTGAGCAAAAACGATGAAGACAAAGAGTAAGCCCAAGTTCATTTGCCTTCAAAGCAAATGTCTTACCGATGATTGCTTCCATTGGGGAAACAATAATTCTATCTAATTCAACAGGAATATCTTTGCGACTCTTAACTTTACAAGGTTGAGCTACAAGATTTACGTCATTGTAGTAAATAGATTTAGTTTTGAGAATTTCTGCCATTTTTCTTACTTTCGATTACAGTGTCAATTAAGCCATAATCCATAGCTTCTTTAGCACTCATATAATAATCACGATCACAATCTTTTGCAATCTGCTTTTTGTTTTTACCAGTTGCATCAGCTAAAATTTGAAACAATTGATCTTCAAGCTTATTTGTTTCAGCCATTTGAATCCTAAGGTCAGCAGAAGTGCCTCTAGCTCCAGAAGATACTTGATGAATCATAATGCGAGAATGAGGCAATGATGAACGAGTTCCTGTACCTCCAGCTAATAAAACCGCTCCCATGCTAGCTGCTAGACCAACGCAGGTAGTATTAACAGGTGCAGAAATAGTATTCATAACATCAAAAAGAGCAAGACCAGCACTTACGCTTCCACCTGGGCTATTAATATAAAATTCAATAGGTCGATGTCCATCCTCACGATCTAAGAAGAGCATTTGAGCAATAATCAAGTTAATAATATAGTCGTCTACTTCTTGACCTAGGAAGATAATTCGATCCTTAAGAAGACGAGACCAAATATCATAAGCACGTTCGCCTGTAGCGGACTTTTCTAACACTGTTGGAATAATCATAGCACTCTAATGCTACCGTATAAGATGCCAAAAGTGAAGTAAATTTGCAAAAAAAAATGAACTTGTAAGAATTACTTACAAGTTCATTAAGATAAAAAAACTAAAAACTACAACAACTTCACATCAGGAAAACTTGTCAATACTTCAAATCCCATATTATCCCAGTGTCTTTCATCTGCAAAAGGTCTGAAATTAATCCAATATGAGTTATCTGGGGTCCAAGTTCTCACTTCTCCAATTTCATTCCATGTGTGATAAATCAAGTGTGTATAGTTGACATTGATTTCTTCAAATGGAAAATCTACTGGTAATGGCGAATCAATTACTAAATAATTATCTTCAACTGCTACAACTCTGTTCTTTGAAATATATAAGTCAAACTTAACTCTTCTGTCTAATCCTTGCCAAGTTCTATTTAAAGGATAGTCTCTTCTTTCAACACTAGGTCTAAAGAAAATATCTCCTTCATATTTACCAGATACAGGATTTTTGGTTGATCTATATATAAGAGCACCAGAGCGATTAGAACAATATGCATCCATTAATTTGATAATTGAATCTTTTGATGATTGTTTGATCCACCAATGATTCGGATTTAAATCAATATCATCAATAACTTTAAATGTCGTATCTGTCCATTCATATTCAGCAGCTCCGCCAAATTCAGCAAATCTTATCCATCCTGAACTTGGGGTGTAATTTGACTGAACGTTGAATGCTGGAAATTTACTACCATCAAAGAATTTAGATGACATTTTGGCATTGACTTCTCTTCCACTTTGAGTAAGACTGTCAACAACAAAAGTTCCAACTTTAAATTCTTGACGATAATCAACTCTTCTATATGGTGTAGGATAATTATGAACGCTGTTTCTGTCTGCATATTTTACTGGAATGTTGAATGACTTTCTTGAGCCATCAGGGTTGTATCCAGTGTCTATATTCATATTATGGCTACCTGAATTTATTGCCCATCTAAACAACTTGCCACTTTTTGTATTCATAGCAATTTTATCTGCTGCTTTGCCTGAATAAACAACTTCTCCAGCAGGTAATAAAAGTAAATCACACCATCTTCTACCAGAGAAGTGAGGATCAACTTCAAATGTTACGTGAAGAACTTTTTCATTCGCAATATTAGCAGTTTTCTTTGGTGACATTAACATAACACCATTACTTAGGTGTGCCCAACCAGGTCTTGGTAAAGAAGCACCATCATAAATAGTGTCCATAAAGTGAGAACCCATCAAGAAAACTGTTGAATGGTTTGTATCAAGATCATCCAAGAAGAAGTTCCACTTATCATTCTCAAACCATTTTAAGAATAAATGAGCTTCATTTTTGTATTGATTATCAGCACCAAATCTGAAATTAAAAATTTCTTGTTTTGTTGGCAGTTGAACTATAGGTTGAAAATCTCTAAAGTTATCGAAGAAAACTTGTTCACCAGTCATTACTCTCTTTACAGTAGTGACTTTATATGGAAGAGATCTAGCAATTACATTTGGTTCATTGGATGGATCTCCGTGACCATTTACGGCAGCATGAATTTCTCCATTTGGTCCACTAGCTCCAGGCCCAATAATTCCATCTATTTTCTGATAAGGACCCATTTTGTCAAGTGCTTCTACAATAAGATTATATGATTGATCACTTACTAAGCCGTTCATCTCAATCATATTAAATCCAGAAGAATATTTGACAGTGTTTGGATTACCTTCTACATAAACTCTATAATCAATAGCACCCGGAACATAATCAAACTTCACAACAACACTATCATCATTGGGTTCATTTCCAGTTATATTTACAGGAGTTGCAGATAAATCTTTAGGACCAAAAGCAGTAGTAATTTCAACAACTGGACCTAATGTTTCTTGAACAGTAAATTGATCTCTATTTACTGATCCAATCTGATACTTGTAAGTTTTTCCTGAAACAACATTAGTATCTATGTAATACTGCGACCAAAGACCAGAGCAAACCAAAACTCCATCTCTGTAAATATTATAAGCATTCGGAGCATCTTGACCCCAAACTTGTTGATCTTGCCATTTAATGAAATTTCTAGGCCTTCCTCTATTCCATTCAGGGCTTGTAACATATTTACCAGGAGTTGATGGTGGTTTAGTTCTCCATCCAAAATTGTAATTAGGTGGATACTCTCCTCTAGCCATACCTAAATTTGAAGGTAAAGATTCAAGACCAAATTTATCAACAGCAGTAACGGAATAAGTCCATTGATCTTGATAAATTAATTTATTTACAGTAAATGAATTGGTATTTGATGAACCAATTTTATAATCGTATCTATAAATGTTGTATGATACAGCTTCAGGGCTAGGTTCCCATTGTAACACATCATAAGGTCCACCATCCCAAAAGCCAAATGTTCTTAAATTTGTTGGAGCTTCAGGATTTTTGAGAACTAATAAAGGAATGACTGCTGTAGATTTCGCAGACATTTGAAGATATCCACTAGGAACTACTCCAGCAACATAATAGTCCCATTTATCTTGATACTTTACAGCTCTATCGATGAACATACTTTCATTGTTTGTGAGCTTTGCATACGGTTTGAAATAGTCAGGCTTTACACCTTGCCCAACCCTATAAACAAAATATCTAGTTACTTTAGGAATTAAATCCCAACGCATTTTCACATGATAATTGCTAGGAGTACCAACGCAATAACACAATTCTACTTGAGAAGTAAAATTCTTCACTTGTGGTGGTTTTTGAGCCAACGCACCAGAAATAATGATGTATAACAAACACCATAAAACAATAGCTTTCTTCATGATCCACCTCCCCAGGTTTATTTTTTTGAGAGCTATTGTTTTATTCTATTTTATTACTGATGTTGACTATAGGTTATTGAATCCAACCTCTTCATAAATTTCCCAAACAGGTCCAGCATTATTTAAAATATCTTGATGTTTGATAAAGAACTCTTGCCAAGAATGAAAGAAAACATTACCCATGCTGTCAATCAATTTATCATCTTCTTTGTAAATATAATAATCTTCAGGCCAATTACGTAATCTAACTTTCAAACCTAATGCAACTAATGGTCTTGACATCTGACTAAATAATTTCATCCAATATGCCTCGTTGGTTTCTGATCTGGATCTCTTGAAATGGAATCACAATATTCTTGATTATCACTAAAGACTGGGAAATAAATTCTTGTCTTAGTCCATACTGTAAACGCTTCTCCTTGTGGAACAGTTTCGTCATCATCAAATAAATAATCAAGCCATTTTCCATCTTCAGGAGCTATAGATACAACATTTTTCCAGCTATCTTTATGAATTTCAAACTGGTTCTCAATTGCTTTTCGCCAAGTCATCATGAATCTATGATACCTTTTCCTAGGAACTGTACAACCTTACACTAGAACAATCTATTATATCTAACAACGGGGGAAAAGAAAATGTTTCAAGCTAAATCGGTTTTATCAAGATTATTGAACAAAACTACGGGTATTCCAGAAGTTAATTTAAATAAACTTCCCTTTGCTAATAAAATTGTTGGTGATTGGGAAGAGAAGTCTATGAAAGATTTAATCAAACAATTACCTAAAGAAACAATTCAAAGATTGATTAAAGTTTGCCAAGAAGAATTGAAGACAAAATAATGTGGTATAAGTTTTTAAAATTAAGCCAAAGAGTTGATTACGGGAATAAAACATATAGTGAAAATGGCATTTTATACGTTGATCCTACAAACAAATTGCCAGCATTAACCCCTGAAAGATTACAAGCTCAAATCAAAGAAAACCAAAATATGATCTTTCAAAATCCACAACAAAATGATACTCAAGAGCAAGCTAATAATCAAGGTTCATTTAAAGATCAATTAGTTCAGAATACCCTTAAAACACCCGGAAATCAATACAATTATAACACTTTCAAGATGATGCAGTCCTATGATAAGATTTCTGATCAAACATCAATGGAAATTATTAATAATGCATTGTCTAGAAGCAAATCAAGCGGAGATGGATGGAAGACTTTGAATGAGCAAATTACATCTAAGCAAAACATTCTTCCCGCAAAACAAATTGAAAACATTAGAAAAGATTTTGCAGAAAAATTCAAAAATATAAGTCCACCAATGAATTCTGAAGATGCTAAGATAAAAAATAATCCCCCTAGTTAACTAAGGGGATTTAATTTTTAAAGCTCTCCAGCATCTTTAGCATGCTTGTAAACATTAAATGAATCTCTAAGCTTTTCAATTATAAGATGGGAGTTTGTAAAAGCTGAAGTTGGCCATGGAAGATTACCAGATTTTGAAAGATCCAGAAGAATATCCGCAACAGCATTTTCTTCGTCAGTATAAGATTTACCAATCTTTTCCATTGCAATTGCTAAAATGATATCAATATCTTTTACACCAACTAATTCATCCATTGCCATTTTGATAGAGTTATAGAAGATATCATATCCACCAGCTCTCTTGATAGCATCTTCTTTAGCGGCTTCAGGATTTCCAAAAGCATTAACCATAGGCTCTTGTTCGGATTTAATTACTGCTTCATCTTCTCTATAAAAAACTGGAACATATTTACCATCTGGGCCTTGAGCAAAACTTACTTGGTCTAATGGAATATTTCTCCAATCTTTTCTATGACCATCGTAAGCATATACCTTTCCACTTGTAGGCTTGATATATGGCATTAGTTTCTTAAATAATTCAAAATGCTCTAATAAAGAATCTACATCAATTTTTGCACCAAGATGAAGGGCATTTTGATCAGCTTCTAAATCAAATGCTGGATAAACATCTGAGTCTGGGGATGGAATTTTTACAACAACATAATAGCCTTCTTCGTCAACATCTCCAGCCGAAAGGTCACCCATATCTGATAATGAAAGATAATTAGGATCGCTATATTTACCACCTACATGTTCGTCAATTCTATAGCCAGAAACATCATCAGAATTTTCATCAGGTAATTCAGCAGAAATTTTTACAAACCAATTATGTAATCTTCCTGCAAGTTTCTTGTCACCATAATATTCAGCAGTATTGATTGCATTATTTAAAAAAGCTAATATTTTTCTCATTATTTTCCTCTAAACCTTTTGTACTCTTAATATTCCAAAATCTAATCAACAATCCCTTAAAAGAAAAAAAGCTTCAAATTGGTAATATATATTATATCATTCGTCTAACGGTACAACAATATTATGAGTTATAGTTCACAATTTCTTAAAGATGCAGATTTACTTGATAAATTTGGTTTCCACGATTTAGCTGAAAAGATTGAAAGATTAGCTTTTTCAGATAAAAGGATTATTACGGCAGCTAATGAACAAACGCAAAAGTCTGGGAAATTTAATTTTGTAGCAAATCAGATTTTAAAAGATGATCAAAATTATTTCAACATCAAAAATATTTATCAAAGAGTAAGACAAAGCGGATGTAATATTCAAGAATTGTCAGATGAATTTTTTATTATGCTACAATGTTTAAAATTCATACCCTACGTTAATCCTGAACAAACTGATAATTATAAAGAAAATGCCACTGAAAGATGTGAACTGATTGTAAAAGCTATTAGAAAAAAAGATCCTTATGCTTTGTTATTGGCATGTACGTTTGAAAAAGGCGACAATTCAAATGAAAAATTCTCAGATGAATACAATTACAGAATAGCAAGATTAAATGATGTTCATGGTTTCCACACTGGCAGAAGATTAGATTTTAAAGATGCTGTGTACTTTTACGAATGTTCTGTAAATTATCAAGGTTCTAGAAATATCTTTTCAAATAAGATTTTGCCATGCATGAATGACATATTAGATTTATATTTTGAAAAATTTAAAACAGAAAATAGATATAACAATGATGAAATAATTAAATATTTATATAAATTAAATTCGGTATTCGGTCCAAGAACATATGAATGGCTTAAAAGATTTGCTCCAGAAATGGATTTAAATGATTCTGAGCAAAAATTAAATTTAGATGTAATACACAATGCAGCAATGATTTTACCGATGGACAATTGGCGACCGCAAACATTTGACTTAGATAATCCATTTTACGGTGAAACAGAAGAAATACATGATGGTTTAAATAAAAACTATAGTGGCATGGGAAATTTCTTACTTGCTAATTCCAATAATGGTTTTGATATTACAATAGATGAATTATATACATCTTCTAATGCTATTACAGCTATAGCAAAAGAAAACAAACAAGATGAAGTCAGAAGAGCTCTTAAGAACTTTTTAAAACCTTATGAAAATGTAGATATAGGAACTTTCAGTCAACTTGCAAGCAAATTAATAACAGAATTTGATTCTAAATATAAAAATATCACAAAAAGATCTGTTGATTTTTTATTTAGAAATTTATATGAAAATCGTAGCACAATGCCTTATTTTGGTGTGTTAAGTTCATGGGATAAAAAAGTTTTGTATGGCAATGATGAAATTCCAGTAAAAGATTTAATTGGAAAAATCTCATTTGAAGATCTTAATTCTATTATCGAAACTGACACGATGATTAGAGATATTGGATTAGAAAATGTTAAAGATTTAGAATTTGCAAGATCATTTCTGAAAAATTGTTCTACAAAAAATAAGCATGCATTTTTAGTTCTTCAAGATTTGTTCTTAAATAATCAAGACAAAGAACCAAATTGGGCTGGTAAAATTGTAACTTCTGGAGATTTAATTGGAAGAATTTTACCTAAATCTGACAAGAGATTTTTATTTGTTGGAGATATAACTTCATGCTGCCAAAAGTATGGGGGATTTGCACATAAATCATGCTTTGATAGTATTGAAAATCAATTTTCTTCAATCTTTGTTATTGAGAATAAATCTGGCAGAATTTTAGCTCAATCTTATGTTTGGGAAGATAAAAATGGAAAAATTGTGTTTGATAGTTTTGAAACTAAAAACAAAGATGCAGAATTTAATGAAGATTGCTATAAAATTATCAAAGAAATTTCAAAAGAATTTAACACTGATGTATATATAGGCAATTGGAATTCATTTATTCCAAAAGAATTAAAAGAACAACCACAAATAAGATCTACTTTTTTAAAAAAATATAATTACGATACTTATGAATCAGATTCAACAAATGTAAAACCTTTGAATGTCGAAATTAAAGATACATATGATTTGATGAATGCTGAAGATTTTGAAAGAGCAGCTGAATTAATTCATTTAAAATATTTGAGATTGAGTAAGTTTGAAGATCAGAAAAGATTCATGATGTTAGCTCAAGAAACAGCAGATAAATATGGAAAATTCAGCGTTGATGATATTAAAGATTTAAAAAAAGAAAATATCGATTTGATTTCATTGTACATTAGCGATAGTTATAATAATGTAGTTGAATATGCTATAAATAGCCCTTTTGTAAGAGGCTTTAAAGATGATGCTAAAAAATATCTTCAAATGCAACAGTGGAATTTAGAAGGTTTAAAAGATCTTCAAATAAGGCAGGATGATTATGTTGGATTAGCTACATATACACCAACAACATTATATGTAGTTTATGAAAATGAAACAGTACCTAATAAATCATACATGAATCTTCCTTTAAGTGCTATTATGACAATGATTGCAAATAGTGCAGGATTTGTAGGGGATGCTGGTAAAACTAAATACGACATCAGTGAATTTAATAAATATGGTATTTATTTTAATAAAGCAACTGAAAGCTCGATTATCTCAATACATTCTTCAATGAAAATTCCTAAGGGTTATGATATTGAAAACTATGGACATCTTATTGAGCAATCAAGAGATCCAAATAATATCAAAGAACTTCTTACAGATGAAAATGGAAATATCAAAAAATCAAGTAGATTAGATATGATTTTTGAAACGATTTTATTAAGAAATTTAAATCTTGATTTTATAATGGATTGTGGATACGTATTTTTGAAAAATCCATTCGAACAACTTTCAAATACTGCAATTATAGGAATACTTAATGCTTCTAAAAATTCATATTCATATTCAGATTTATTATCAAGAAATATAGTTATTCCAAAAGATTCTAATGCTGGTCTAGGATTGATAGCTAATGATCCGAACCATTCAGATAGCCTTACAGAAGTTCAAAAAGTTGTTTATGCTGACAAATCTTTTCAGCAAAAATGGAGAGAATTAGAGCAACTTGGTGTGGAAGAACCTTGGACATTTATTGATGAACATATAAGAATTTATGGTGGTAAATATCAAAATGAGGATGCTTTTTTCTACGTAAATTATAAAAATGATAATTTACATGAATGGAATAGTAATTACCCTATGGACGTAAATAAATGTGAAGATTTTATCAAAAATTGGTTATGTGATTCTAATAAATGGAAATTTTTAAATCTAGTCTATGAATATGGGTTTCAATATCGTGAATCAAATTATCAGAGACTTGAAGAAATTTATAGTGAAAAATTTCCTACAAGAGATCAGGAGAATATGACTGAAGAAACTCAATAATTCCTATTCTATATATTTCATCATAATTGGGGGCTGGGGATGCAAGCATATCTCCAGTCCTTAATATCATTTTTTCTCCCCAACCAGCATAAAAACTAATATCAGGACCATTATATTTTATAGCTTTGATTTTTCCAACAGGCCTATAAAGATTAAAATGCTTATGTTCGTATCTGTCTAAGAATATTTTTTCAGCTATGATATATTCTTCACCAGATGGATTTTTAACAACATAATCTCCTGGCTTGCCAATTCTTTTTGTCTCTAATTCTATACCATTTTTGCCTTGAGTGTATGTAAGAATTAATTCAGATTTTCTCAATTTTCTTGCATTTACTACAGCTGTTTTTTTGTAAATGTTAGAATCTAAAATCTGAGGCAAAAATCTTTCTAACATATATTTTTGAGAAAAACATCTTAAAAAATATCTTTGAAATATGTAAAGAATTAGTCGTAGCATATAGTATTTTTCTTGCTTAAATGCTTAAAAAACCTATAATATTTACATGATTACAGCTAAAGAAATTATGCAGCTTGGAAAGATTGATAGAATTAATTGCAATCCTAAATATGCCCTTAGAATTGTGACAGAAAAATATACAGTTAGCTTAAATAGAAAGTTTGCCGACATCTTAATAACAGATAATGAAAAGATAAAGCTATTCTACGATAGATCATCAAGATATTATTTTAAAATTAATTACAATATCAATCATAATCTTAATGACAATGATTTTAAAACCTTGTGGAAATATTTTGCAGCTAGATATTAACTTCTAATGCCTCTTAAATCATCTGCAATTATCTCTAAGTTTGAAAATCTATCTTTAATTTCAGCAAGCTTATTAAATAAATTTTCATCAATATTCTGAACATTTTCTTGAATTGTATAAGGTTCAGTTGCAGCAGTTTCAACGGAGAATTTTGGATTACGTTGAGTGCTAACATATTTATTCAAAATATCTTCCAAACTACTTCCAATAGAACTTAATTGTTTACCAAGATTTTCTAACGATTCCAAAAGCTCATCATTTTCATTTGTAGCAGGACTGTCAGAAGTTAAATCATTTCTGTAGTCAAAAGAATTGATATCTAAATCTTCTAATCTAGCTTTTTGTTCTGAGGTTAAAGGATAATAGATTGTGGCATTTTTAGATTCACCAGAAATATTCACTCTTACAGCACCGACTAGATCTGACAAAACATGGCGATCTGATCTATCTGTAAGACCTGATGGATTAATTCCTAACCTGTGTAATAGAATTTTATCAAAAGAAACATGAGAAGATAAATTAGGTGTTAAAGTTCCATCTGGCAATATATAAAAAGCATTCAATCCAGTAGTTTTTCCATGTTGTGTAGTTTCATTTGAACCACTTTCCCAAGGACGACTAGCAGAAAATTCACGACGCAACTTGCTAATTTCTTCATCTATGGCTTGTTTATAATCTTCACCATATTTATCCGTTAATTGTTTTTTGATAGAATCCGACTCAGAGTTTGCTTGATTGTCATATTGTCCAGATAAAAGTTCTTGCTGAATTGCTCTACTAGCATCTTCTTTAGAAATTGCAACTTTGTACCACATATATTATCTCCCAGATCTTTTCATAATTTTTAAATATTCTGATCTCAAATCATCTCTGAGAAAATTAGCAGCAACACCTTTTCTTGCCATTCCATTTAGCCATTCTCTTTTAGCATCAACATTCATAATCTTAGGAACCATGTCATTGATGAGTTTAGTATATCGAATAAAATACTCATTAACAACATTACTTACTTCAGGGTCTAATCTAGGTGCTTCATAATCTCTGAAAAAAGACCTTACACTGTTGTTATGATCATGAATCGCTTCGGCTTCTTCCTCTGTGTCATAAATGTAAGGTTTCATTTTAGGAAATTTACTATGCTCTTCCTGAATCATCATATGCAATTTATTTTCAAGACCAAGAAAGAAATCTCTAACCCTAGCCATTTCTGTCATAAAGGTTTGATCATAAGGAATATATTTTTCAATTGTTTTAGCTAGATTCATAAAATATTCAGCATTATTTGATTCACCAGAAACTAAGCCATGCATCTCTTCTAAATCATCCGTATTAATGTTAAATGATGCATCCAAATCTTTATTTCTAATTGGTGGAGTTTCAATTGCTGGATTAACTCTTATAGCTCCAGATTCAGAAGTGTAAGAATTTCCAGACATAAGATTATCAAGCAAATTATTTACATTCTCATCTGTTTCTGTTACTTCATAATCAGAAATAGCTTCATCCCTTTCATCTGAGAATTCTTTGTTTAAATCATTCAAATCTAATGCTTTTTTAAACCACATAATTAACCTACTTTAATCGCTGGAAGATCTTTATTTGTTGTAGCCCAAAATCCAGTTTCAATGTCAAATATATCCACTAAAACTTTATATACATTCAATCTTCTTCTTCTATCATTTCTTGTATTTTCATCTCCCCATTTTCTAGCTTCTTCAGGGGTTGTTTCAAGAAGAGATTTTTTTCTTAATATATTATTCTCTAAATTTGCTCTTGTTCCATGATAAAAAACAAACTTTCCATTCTCCATCTCAACATTGTGTCTTTGTAACCAATCCATTTTTAAAAGATAATCATAAACCTTACTGTATGGACCATCTTTAAATAAACCAGTTTCTTGTAAATATTGAATGGAATTTTCTATACCACGCTTTTCAACAAGATAAATTAATTTAGAATACCAACTTGGATAAACACCTAAAATTTGATCAGGAGTAACATCAGCATAAGAATATTGATCTCCTATAATATTATCTTCCGGTGTGTAAAATTCAACTAATGGATGCTCTTTGAATTGTCTAGCTAAATCTTCTGTGGCTGGATTTGAAAATATTGCCCTAGGATCACCATAAGCATGACCTACAGACTTATCAACTAAAAGACCTTGCTGCTTAATTTGATCTAATAAAACATCATCATCAGAAGTGTAATGTAATCTTCTTTTTGTACCTTCTGGAATTTCTTTGGATAATGGATATGACAACCAAGGATGTTTTTCAGATGCTAAACGTTTTGAAGCTATTGTGAATAAATTAGGAGAACTATCAAACTTTGGAATTTTTCCCTTAGATTGTTTATAAGCTTCGGTTTCTTCATAAGGCAATTTATCAAGCTTGTGTATTACCTTAAACATACTAGGAGGGATTTCAGATTCGCCATAAACACTAAATCTTGCTGGCTGTAATTCGTATCCAATCTTTTTAGCAATTTCTTCTCTTTTTGCAAGACTATCATCAGATGAGATTTTATATTCACAACTTTGATCTGGATCATAAGCAAAGTGTGGAAGTCCGAAAACAGCATTTCTACTATTATAAGCATCTCTACTATGAACTGTACCTTCGACAAAATCAATATTAGGTTTATGTTGTTGAAGAAACTTTTTTAATTCTCTATATAACTTATTACCAATACCCCATTTTAATCTAGTAACAGAACTTTCATCAGCATCATAACCAGCTTTTTTTAATTCTGATACCAAATCACCCTTTAATTTATCTCCAGGGTTTTTAGGTTTTCGCCAATCTTCTTCGCCAATAATTGAGGGGTAATCAACTAAAGTAGAAAAATCTATGAATGCTGTACTTGCATGATCTCCAGCATTAAAAGATATATGCCCTAATTCTCTACCATCTTTTGTTAAGGCGTAAATTGTGTAATAAGAATTTCCCTTTTTGATTTTAATATCTACATCATTTTCAACATCAAATGGCTTAGGTTTAATTCCCGGAAAATCCATCCCAATTTGACCAGAAGGATTGACATTTACAACCGCTTTTCTATACCACATGATTTTTATCCCAGTTTTCTTGAATCTGCTTTAAAAAATTAAATACTTTATCTCTTGTGGCATTATCAATACAATCTCTCTTGCCCATGTAATCAAAGCAAAAAGACTCTCCTTTGATATGTTTACTCGCAATATAAGAGATTTGAGCATTTGTTGGTCTTGTATTAATGTCTATGTTCCAATATCCATAATTTGAAATTCTTAAAGCACCTGTTTCTTTAATGAATGGCTCAACATAATTATCATAATCGTTATCATGAATTTCATTTTCAGGCATTATATTTCTAACATCCCTATGGTCTAATGCTCTTTCATGATAACCTTCGCTAAAATCAATTAAAGTTCCATCCTTAAGAATAAACCCAGCTTTTCTATGGTCGCCTGTAATTCCATAATGTTCAATAGCTTTTTCTTCTAAGGGACTATAGCCAAATTCTGAAGCATATCTATACCACATCGAATAGCTCCATCTGATTTGGGTCTTTTTCTAATTTTTTAGGTTCTTCAATTTTTTCTGGAATTGTATGAACAGAATCAAAAGATTTTCCACCAAATTCTGTGCCAAATTCACCATCGGAAGAAGGAGCAACCATTTTATTAGCTCTCTCTGTACTAATCTTTAATTTATTAAGCATGTTTTCAAGAGCTTCAACTTCTTGCTGTGCTTCTTCAACTTCTTCTTCAAATCTTCCAGGTTGTTTTTCATTAAATTCTTTGTATTGTTCTAAAGTTTTCTTAGCTATAATTAACTTTCTAAAGAACTTTCCATAATCCATATTTTTACCTACAGATTCTGGTTCTCCAAAGACTTTATTTTTTGCATTATAAGATTGGAGAGAATGAACATTGCCGTATACATATTTTGCACCCGATAATTTAGGATTTGTTCTAATTTCTTCTAACAACTTCTCATATAACTTAGTGGCAATTCCTCTACCAGAATTTGTCATAATAGCATCCTGATAAATGAATTGAGTTTTCTTGATATCAAAGACTTTAATATAGAAAACTAAAACCATATTAGAAATTTCGTCATATCCATAATCTAAGAAGGCAATTTGTTCTTTAGACCCCGGAGCCATGACACTTATTCGGTATGTATCAATTTTTCCATAACCATCTACAGGATATTTACCACGGTTGATGTTTATAAATTTTAAATCATTGAAGTCTAATTTACCGTGACCCATATCAGGAAAATTCAATTGCCCGGTAGGTTCTATTTCTGTTAATGCAAATTTATACCACATAGCTCATTAATTCGATTTTACAAAGAAAAAATCCTAATTATGATGCTGATTTAAAAACATAAAAATAATTGCATTACCTAAAAGAATTGATAGAGTTGAAGAGATAAGAAGAATTTTCCTCAATGACCACTTTTTCGTTAACATAGCCCTATAAAAACAATAAATAGCCAATGGAGCAGAAAGATTAAAATAAACTACAGATAAGAATAATAACATTAATGATTCCTGAACTTCCTATCATTAGTTCTTGCCATAGACCTTAACAAAAACAAGCAATAGAAATAAAGATATAAGAATACAACTAAAGAGATTATACTGATTAACATACCATCATTATATCACAAAAAAACCTTCTATATTTCAAGAGGGTTTTGCTCAATTTCTTTAGGTTTATAAATTCTAGGTTTTACAGATAAATCATTATATGTAATTTTCTCATCCCTACTTAATGGATAGTCAGGATATAAATTATTATATATGTCCAAACAAGTATTATAATTTTCAGTAAGATCTACATTTCTATTAAAAGCTTTCATATAATCTGTTTTATCAATCCCACCATTATATACACCTAACAACTTAGCAATTAATATCAATGTATCTTTAATATATCTCTTCTTGGATATATCATCATCAAAACTAATTGTGCCATTAAATACTGGATACAAATGAGAGTAAATCTGTCTCTTGATAAATTCCAAAGACGTGTCTGCTGTATCATGATTTTCATCATGGATTGCAGCTGATTGAGGGACATAACTATCATACATATGTGGATTTTTATTTAGATTATCAATTATTGTTCTAAAATATTGCTCAGGTAACAAATGATTAAAAATTAATAAAGGAATATTGTTATTATGACAATAGTTTATTTTTTCTACATCTCTTTTTAAAGCAGCTTGCCAATCCTCATATGTTCTATTTTTACTACCAAAAACAGCAAATCCATAATGTTGTCCACCATTGATTTCAATAGCCAATAAAATATTTTTATCTTTTACGAAAGCAAAATCTAATTTTAAAATTTTCAGAGACTTTCCAGGATTTAATATCGTAATTGACTTTTGACTTTCAACTGTTATATCATGTTCGTTTGCAATATTTAAATTTTTATTTATATATCTTTCTCTTGCTGATCCTTTGTATGGAACAAATTGATTATTGCCATTTTTATCAATTCTAAATTCAGCATTGTTTAAAAAGGAATTCAATTTTTCTTGAGTATTCATATTCAATTTATTTGTTTGCAATAAATTTCTTAATTCTACTACACCAAAAACTTGATCTTTTTCTATTTTTTGTTTATCAACATAAAAATCAAAAGGAATTATTAAATTTTTGCTTCTACCTCCTGGGTTTTTTAAATATATTTTATTACCATTTATTGTTTCAAATCTATTAGGATCATATAAAAAAGAATTTAATTTTTCTTGGGTGTTAATTTTTAAATTATTTGTTTGCAATAATTGCATTAATTCACCTACCCCAAAAACTTTATCTTTTTCAATCTTATCATTATTAACATAAAAATCAAAAGGAATTATCAAACTCTTTTTGTCTGTTTTTGCATTTCTTAAATATATTTTCTTTCCATCAATTGTTTCAAATCTATCAGGATTAGATAAAAAAGAATTTAATTTTTCTTGGGTGCTTATATTAGAAGCATCTGTTTGTAGTAAATTTCTCAAATTTTGCAAACTTGAAACTTGATCTTTTTTTAGTTTATGTTCATTAACATAAAAATCAAAAGGAATTATTAGATTTTTATTGCTGCCTACTGCTTTTCTTAAATATATTTTCTTTCCATCAATTGTTTCAAATCTATCAGGATCAGACAAAAGGGAATTTAATTTTTCCTGGGTGTTTAAATTTGATCTATTAGTATGTAATAGTTTTGATAAATCAGCAATACTGAAAGCTTGATCTTTTTTTATTTCTTGATCATCAACATAAAAATCAAAAGGAATTAACAAAATTCTAGGTGCATTTCTTAAATATATTTTCTTTCCATCTATTAATTCGAATTTATTAGGATTAGATAGAAAAGAATTAAATTTTTCTTGAGTGTTTATATTTAAAAAACTTGTCTGTAACAATTTTTTTAATTCCATTACATTAAAAACTTCATCTTTTGAAATTTTTCTATTTCCAATGTAAAAATCACCAATTTGATTTCTAATAGTCTTTATGTTGCCTTTTAGTGTTCTATATATTTTCTTTCCATCTATTATTTTAAATCTATCAGGATTAGATAAAAAAGAATTCAATTTTTCTTGGGTGTTGACATTAGATGGATATGTTTGTAAAAGTCGTATTAATTCATTTAAAGCAAAAATTTTATCTTTTTCAATCTTATCATTATTAACATAAAAATCAAAAGGAATTATTAAACTCTTTTTGCTACCTTTTGAGTCTCTTAGATATATTTTTCTTCCATCTATTATTTCAAATCTATCAGGATTAGATAAAAAGGAATTTAATTTTTCTTGGGTATTTACATTCAATACACTTGTATTTAATAGTTTTCTTAATTCACTTAAATTAAATTGCTCCATATAATCAATAAACCTATCTCCTACCCAAAATCCACCGACAACAGGGTTACTTAATATTATAGGTTTACCAGCTAATCTATACCACATAAGAATAATCCTTAAACAAAATTAAATTTCTCATAACCAATTAATCCCATAACAAAAAATATATACCCTCTAAATAACTTTGTATAATATATTCATCAAAAACAATTTCACCAAGTTTTTTAGCCACATGTTTCCAATAAAAAACCCCTTAAATCAATCCTTTTCCGTATAACAAATGCCATGGGAATAATCTATATCTTAAAAAACCCTGCATTCAAAGACATGGTTAAAATTGGTATCACAGAAAGAGATATCAACCAAAGACTCAGAGAACTAAATAATACCTCTGTACCATTACCATTTGAAGTACTATACGCAGCTAAAGTTTATGATGCTAAATATGTTGAAAGATTAATCCACCAACTATTTCATGAAGATAGAGTTGATTCAAAAAGAGAATTTTTCTATACAGATCCAAATAGAATAATAATAGCAATCAAAATAGCTAATCCATCTCAGATTTTAACGGACAAAACTCATACAAAAACAACACAATTAACTAGAAAACATACAAACACTAGGAAAAGAAAAAAAGAAATCAATTTTAATTTTGATATGATTGGACTTAAACCAGGAACGACATTACATTTAAAAGATTATCCAAATATCACATGCACCGTTAAATCAAAAAATACTGTGATATATAAAGACAAAGAAATGTCCCTGTCTAAAGCAGCACTAGAAACTAAAATTTTTCCTTGGCGATTTATTCAGGGACCAAAATACTGGACTTTAAATAATATTCCATTAACAACACTAAGAGAAAAGAATTAATCTATCTTATATTGCCTACTTGAATCAGCATTATAAAATCTTCCACGATTAGGACTAAACTTATTTAATAAAGCTTGAACATAATCTCTTTGATAGGTTTCTGTAGGATTTTTCAAAGCTTCTGTATTATTATAAAATTCTAAGAAATTATTACCTATAGTACATTTTCCACTAATGCTCTTACTAAAATCTATTAAAAGACTCTTAGCTTTAAATTTTTTATCCCTATCAGCCTTATAATCTCTTTTACTTGCTTCAATACTATCAAAACAAACATTGCCATCTTTATCAGACCATACATAAGATTGATAGATAATCTCATTGTTAATTTCAAATACAGCAAAAGCAGCAAGAGGATTTAAATGACCATCGTATGCACAAGAAGCAGCATAATTCTCTGGATGCTGGCAACATTCAGTGATTTTACCTAACATCATTCCTCTAGGATCTTCTCTTGGTAAAAATCTTAATGTCATATCACCTTCGGTAGCCTTAAAATCACTCCAAATGGGCATAGGGACATCAAGACCTTTTAAATAAATATCCTCACAGCCACGATACAAGATTTTCTTAGGACTACTATCATCCATCTTAATATTAGGAACATCAAAGTTATCAATAAAATCTAATGCAAACTTAGTAGATTTAGGTTGTAGATTTTCAAATAAAGCTTTAGCATTACTTCTTTTAATTAATTTAGAAAGCTTTGTAGGATCATACTCCTTAGCAAATTCTCTTACAAAACCTGATTCCAAGAAATTCATATCCTCATCAACAAGAGAAATTTCATTTTTCCAAGCATCTGCAACAAACTTAAGATTCTTGTCATCAAAACCTAAATATAATAAATAATAATCAGCTAAACCTTCATTTTTACCTGAGAAATGATTAGGTAACAAATTTCCTAAGTCATGAATAATTGTAGCCTTTAAACCCAAGTCAGGAATATTCTTAAATCCCTTAACAGGCAAGCCCTTAGATTGACAAAGTTTGATAGAAAATTTATCTAAAATCCTATAAGTGTCAACACCAAAAACTGCAACAATTTTTCCAGCACTTTGTAGATTTTCCTTAAATGTATCCAAATGCATATTATAATTATTCTTAGGCAATTTAATGTTGTTACTAAAATTTAATTTAATGCCATAAACTTCAGGAATAAAATTATCAGAATCATTTAACAATCTATCTTCAATAAATCCTAAATCATTATCGTAATTTTCCAAGTAATCTGCAATGCTTTTTTCTGAATTAATTTTTTCTTTAATATCAGGGAATTTTTCTGTTAACTTCTTGATTCCATAAACAACTAATTTCTTTTTTAATATATTAGAATCTAATCTTAAAACAATATCAAAATAACTCTTTCTTAAAGGCCTATAATCGTTTAAAGTTAATTTGAAATTCTCTATATCATTTTCCCTTATTCTTAAAACATTTACCAAGACATCAGGATCTTCAGAAAACAAAACATTGAAACCACCAATGTTTATCACTTGCTCTTTGACAATCTTTAAATCTTTGAAGAATGACGAATATCTTAAAAATAAACTATCAACAAATCTTTCTAATTCTAATTTCAATTTTCTTAAGGTTTTGTCTTTACCGGCTGATTCAATGTTTTCAAAATTATCTATACCTGTTGCAATATTAACTAAACCACAAATTAAAGAAGTATCTTCACCTGATTCATTTAAAGAAGAATCAAATAATTCTGTTAATAATTTTGGATCACGACCCCGACATCCCCATTCATAAGCAATCAAAGTAAAAATTTTATTGTACTCAGGACTGCCCCAAGCTATACCAGAATAATTTTTACTCCTACTAATACTCTTACGAATTGTGGCAATCTTATCTCTAGTAGTTTCGCCCATATCCCCACCAAAACAAGACATTTCAGCAGGGGTATAACGATTTATATCAATTTTAGAATTAATGATTTCTTTAAAATTACCAATAAAATTATCATCTTCCAATAAACGCTTGAGCTGATCTTTAGATTTATTAATGAATGTTTTATTATCAATATGTGAAATTTTACTAACAATTTCATTACTAACATTATGACCAAACAAATATAAGATTTTTCCAGATATCTTTAATCTATCAAGAAAACTATATTGGCTAACTAAAACATTAAAAGGCTGGTCATCATTTGGAAATTTCTCTTTATGAAAATTGAGCCAATCATCAAATTTAATATTAGACATATATGGCATTGATTTATACAAAGCCCAATATTCTCTTTGCCCAACATAAGGAGAAGAAATAATATCTTTCTTATTATAAATTACTCTTGAATCAGATGGCTTATCTGAATATGGATCTCTAATGTCCATACTTAAATCTTCTAAAATATTTCTTTTAAGCTTTAATATATTATCACCTAAAAATGGAGCTACAATATTAACATCCTTTAAATGATTTGGAAATTTTTTATAATAAGGCAAATATTCTAATATATAATTATTGACTTGCCTAGGATCATAATTTTCACCCAATGCATCTTCACAAATATCTGCATAACGTTTAAGAACTGTTACATTTAAATATTCCCGCTTAACTTGATCTTTCTTAAAATATCTACTCTCAAATGTTGGATTACCCGCAACTAATTCATTGTAAAATTTAGACATTGAAGGATCAGAATTTATTTTTTCCTCTAAATAATTCTCATCAAATAATGCCTCTTTGCCACACAACTTATAAATATGATAGGTTTTATAAATATCATAAACATTGTCACCAAACTTTATATTATTGCCATCAATATTTTTTAACATATAACTGAACAAATCAGGCATTAAAGTCTTATAAGATAACATAAATTTCATAAAATTTATGGAATCTAATCTTAAAAAATCAGGCCACAAATCCTCAGGAACATTATCCAACATAGCACTTTTGAATGGATTTAAATCAGGTCTGCCAAAATATCTATAATAAAATAATATTTTTTTAATTTCATTTTTATCAGTTAGAGTTTGAACCTTATCATAACTAATCTCCCAAATAAGATTAAGAATTTCATGTGATTCCGCACCCAATGAACGAAGAATCTTGACAAAATCTTCAATTGGTTCTAAATAAACCTCAATGTTAACTTTTTTAGAATCCAATAAATTACTTACCAAACGAGAATAAAAACTTAATTCAGGTACACGATCCTCTATAAATTTTTTAATGTATTCCCTACGATCACTAAACTTCTTAGCACGACCATTATATAAATCAACAACCTTACTAAATAAAGCCACAGTGTCACGATTTACATTACTTTCAAAAATATCCCTGACAATATTATTAACCTCTAAAAGATTCTCCAAAAATAATGGATTCTTGAAATAACTGTAAAGAGCTTTTCTAACTATCCTCCCATGAATATCCTCAAATTTATCAAGAACATAAGTTATATTATTTCTTCTTAATACCTCCTTAATCTCGGACATATAATTTGATAGAGATACTAAACAATTAAAAACATTACCACCACCAGAAGACATAGCCCTCATCGCTTCAATAACAGACTCAAGATCAGGCTGCTCACTAAAATCAATCTCACCCCTATGAATCAAACCAGGAGAATCATAATTAGGAAGATCATAATCATTCTCATCTTTATGCCAATACTCATCATTACGCAAAACTTTTTCAGGATTAACATCTTCCACAACTAAAGAATCAACATCAGGAAAATCATCAATAGGAGAATCAGCATCAGCATCTCCCAAATCCTTAACATCATCAACAGCAGAATAACGCAATAAACCAGATAAATCAACACCGTAATTTAAAAAGCTCTCAGAATCTCTATATAAACCATCAACATCCAAACGATCAGATAAATCCAAAAAGAATTTACTCTGACCCACTAACCAACTCTGAGCAACCCTACTACCAATGCTGTATCTTTTCATAATAATAATCCCTAACAGAAATCTTATAAATCTTTCTCTTATAATTCGTCACCGTTATCAAAATTACATACAACTTATATTGAATAACAAATAATCCCCTATTCTTCTGAGGGGATTAAGTTTTCTTTAGGTTTCTGTTTTTCAAGTGGTTTTTCTTTAAAAATTCTTGGTTTTTTAGATAAATCTGAATAGGTGATTTTTTCATCTTTATCTAATGGATAATCAGGATGTAATGAATTATATATTGCTAAACATATGTTGTAATTTGAAGTTAAATCTACATTAGTATCAAATGCTCTAATATAGTCTGTTTTATCAATCCCGTTCTCATAAACACCCATAAGTTTTGAAATTAAGATCAAGGTATCTTTAATATATCTTTTTTTAGCTTCATCATCTTCAAAAGTAATTGTGTCATTAAAAACAGGATATAAATGAGAATAAATCTGTCTTTTAATAAATTCTAAAGATGTGTTTTTAGGATTATTGTCAATTACAGGTTGGGGGATAAAATTTTCATAAGCATGAGGGTTTTTATGCAAATTATCCAATATACTTTTGAATTCGCTCAATGATAACATATGATTGAAAATTAATAAAGGAATTTTATTTTCATAACAATAATTGATTTTCAAGATATCTCTTAGTAAACCATCTTGCCAATCCTGATAAGATAATTTTTTACCAAATGTTACAAAACCATAATGTTGATATCCATTGATCTCGACAGCAAGCAATATTTTATCATTTTTCATGAAAGCAAAATCTAAATACAAAATATTAGTTTTGTTAGTCATGACAATTATATATTTACCAGCCTTAACAGTTATGTCATCATGATTATAGTTATAAAATTTTTCTGAAAATAATCCCTCTCTTGAAGATCTTTTTACAGGTATATAAGTTTTTTTGTTGTTACGAGTCCTGAATCTTCTTTTATCACTTAAAAAATCTTTTAGCACTTCATCATTAGTAGTGTTTAACCAACTGGTATTTAATAATTTTGCCCATCCTGAAACCGTAAATTCTTCATTTGGCTCTATAGGTGTTTTTTCAACCCAAAAAACTTCATTTAATGGATTTTTAATATATCTTTTTTGACCTGTATAATTATAATATTTTTTTCCATCAATTTCTGTCAGAATTCCAGGTTGATTTAAGAAATCTCTTAAACTGTTTGGATTGTTTTTATCAATTTTTTCAGTACTTAATAATCTTCTCCAATCAGAGGTTGATAAAAAAGTTTCAGGACCAATAAGGTCTCCATCTAAGTAAAATCCTTCAGATATAGGATTCTTAAAATAGAATTTTCTATACATTTCTCGAGGATCATAGAAATATTCTAATTTACCTTCCTTGTTTCGGGTCAATTTATCACTCAAAAATTCTTGTAAACTTTGTTTACGTGATCTTATAGCAAAAGTTTTCAATTTATTGGTCCAATCAGCAATATTCATTGTTGTCTCTGGACCAATAAATTCTCCATCTATATAAAACCCTTCAGTAATAGGATTTTTTATTAAAACTTCCTCACCCTGCCATGAAGGCACATAAAACTTCTTATCACCGATCATTTTGAATTTATCATCAGTTAGAAATTTTTTCAAACTATCAAGGTCTTCAGCATTTATTTTGTGTGTTTTTAATAATTTTCTCCACTCTTTAATACCTTTAGGTTCTTCATACCCAATTTCTTTAGGGACTTTTACAATCTCTCCAAATTCATTCTTTTTTTCTTCTTCAATCCAAAAACCACCAACTATAGGATTTTTTAATAATGTTGGTTTACCTAAAGGAATAGGTACATAAAACTTCTTATCACCGATCATTTTGAATTTATCATCAGTTAGAAATTTTTTCAAACTATCTTTATCTTTAGCATTAATTTGATTTGTTCTTAATATTTTCTTCCATTCTGTAAGATTGAATGAATCTCCATACCCAATTTCTTTAGAGACTTTTACAATCTGCCCTAATTCATTTTTGTTTTCCTCTTCAATCCAAAATCCACCAATTATAGGATTAGCCAAAAAAATATCACCCTTATAAACACTTGTATAGACTTTTTTCCCTTCAGCATCTTCTGTAATTCTTGATGATAAAAAATTTAATAATGTATTTTCATTTTTAGTGTTGAGGGTGCTTGTTTTTAATAATTTACCCCAAGCCACAATTCCCATTTCTTGCCCAGGTACAATTTTTTTAAATGATGGAACAATTTCTCTTAATTCATTTTTCTCTTCTACTTCAACCCAAAACTCATAAGGATAAAGATTTTTAATTAACTTAGCAAAAGCCGCAAATTTATACCACATTATCTGCCATCCCTAAATAAACCATCGAAAGCAATGTCATAAAGCACATCCTCAACAGACACACCCAATTTCTTAGCTCTTGATCGCACTCTATTCATTAAATAAAAAATATCCACAGAATTAACATCTGGAAATAAATCCTCCAAATGCTCCCTTAAAGATTTCTTTTGATTATTAAATTTATATAATATTGTTACACCAGAATATCTATACCACATAAATAAAACATTCTAGAAACAACACACACAATCCTAAACCTATGATACAATAAACACATGAATATACAATTTAACAACCCTAATATTATGATGCAAAAACAACACTTGACTTGGAATCTCTTAATGAATTTTATCGACAAACTAGAAACTTATGATGAAGATAAAATTAAAAAATATAGTGAAAAACTAAATTCTATACATGTAACAGATAACCCATACAACGGACAAATAACAATCAAATCAAAAACTTTAGCTCTCTTAAATTTATCCAAAAAAGAAATTAAAGAAATGATAAATCAAGATAGCATGTTCTTCTTCCTATATAACAAAGATTTTAAAACAATCTACAATAAAATTATAAAAATCAACCCTGTAGATAACCCAGAAATAGAAGACCTTGAACTATTCTTTAGATTAGCAATAAATTCAAATATTGACCATATCGAAATACATAAAGAAAAAGACATCTTAAGATTATAACAAAAAAAAATCTGCCCTATAAAAAGAGCAGATCAAAAAAACAAAACCACAATACTACTTCTTTTTCTTAACCTCTACAAAATCAATCTCACTCTCAAAATCTACAACCTCAATCTCCTCACCATCAACAACACCAACAGAAGCAATAACAGGCTCCTCAACAACTGGCTCGACAACAACAGAACCAGACTCTACACTAAAACGCAAATCACGCAGACTCTTCATAATAGATACAAAAGCATCAACATCATTACTTAGAATCTTAACCTCAAAACGTAAAGCAGGAAAACAATAAGAATAAATCTCATCCAATAAAGTTAAACAAGATTCCCTATTTACATCAACCTCACGTAACAAAATTCCTAAAACATCAACATTAGAAATTAACTCACCATTGAAATAATAAAGATTAATACGCTTCTTTCCAATACCAGATAAAAGAGAAACAATACCACCATAACAAGACAATAAATCAACAACTACAGGAACATGACCTTCAACATCAGATACATAACCAACATACAAAGAATCATCACCCTCTATCAAATCTACCGCCAAATTATACTTCTCTAAAACTGTCATAATAATATACCTCACATAATATATACAAAAAAATAACAACGTAAAATTAATGTAAAAAATAAGCCCAAAAAACCCAAAAAAATATAACACAGAAAATATATAAACAAATCAATCAAAATTCTAAAAACAAAAGATTCCTAAGCTAAAACAACCATTAAAAAAGATAGATTCATACCACATTAATACTAAATATAAAAAAAGCCAAATTATCAATACAGACAATAAGACTAATTAATATATTCTGCAAAGCTTTCTAATATTCCTTCTAAAAATACCCAACAAAAACAAATTTAAAAACACAATGGAGACTACAACCCAAACTAATAAAATAATACACCATAAAACAAAATTCTATTCCCATTTAAAAACAAATCTTACCATACAAAAAAAATCCTATTCCCATTCACTACTAATTAAAAACCCTAATGCCAAATAACTTACATAAAAAACAATACTGATAGATAATGATAAAAGATAGGGTAGAATAAGAAAAAAAACAAAATTTAGCCTATAGAGAAATAAATAGATTAAATATTATACCCTAGAAGAAAAAATAATACAATAGGGATAATTAAAATAAAAAACCCCAGAGAATAAAAGAATAATAATAAGGGAATTTAAAATAACACTCTAGATTTAATACCATAAGAGAATTAATTGAATAGCACAGAATCTTTTAAATCAAACCCTAGGACTTTTACTTAACTACAGGAAGAATTTAAATAAGATTCTTGTAAACAGACCTTAGAAATTTTGAATCAGACCACAGGAATTTTTCTAAACAACTCCTAGATTTTTGAATTAGACCAGAAGAGTTTTATTTAACAACAAGAAGAATTTTATCGGGGCTTTTTCTGTTCGGAGGTCTATTTTAAAATCCTAGTGTGAATAAATATCATTCTGTATTTACAAAAGACTTTCCTGCAAATTTTTTAGTATATATCAAGAATCCTAAAAAATTCCAAAAATCGAGCACAATACCCACTATAGAATTAAAAATATCCCCTAGAGTTTTTCGAGTATTTTAGGTTCACAGTATTACATTATATCACACTTTAAAATTCGAGCCTATTTTTGGAGTTGAGATTCTTTTGTTCTTCCCCTATAGTACTTTAAGATTTAGGTTCAACTTTTTAAAATATCTTAAGGTGTATTTTTCGAGCCTAATAATTTTTGGTATATAGTTTAATGTTAAGAATATAAGAATCTAAGAGTGATAGGATATTTTTATTATCTTGATTTTCGAGTCTTACTAAATAGAATCTTAAGGTGATTACAGATGCTATTAATTCTTCTATTGCATCTAAGTATGTTTCTGGATAATTTTCTTCTATTGGTGTGTCGAAAAAGATCTTAGGAAAACTCTTATGTATTTCTTCGATATTTTTATAAGAGAGATTTAAAAATTCCTCAGATGTTTTGGTATCGAATAATGTAATCTCTTTAAGTATAAGTTCAATGTTGAGAAGATTTTTATAAAGATTGTCTAATGTCGTGCTAATATTCTTCAGTAGATTTTTCGAGTTATATTCTACTGGCTCACTTTGTTCGTATTCTTCTTTAAGTTTTAGATATACGTTATTAAAAACCTTACTCATGCGTTTATTATACAGGATGGATTTAAGGGATGCAACTATTTGGTAAGCTTTCGAGTACTTTTGTTAACGGTCCTGGAGAGAGGGATATTATTTGGTTTCAGGGATGTAATTTAGGATGTCTCGGCTGTTTTAATCCTGAGACATGGAATTTCGAGGGTGGAGAATATTATAGTGTAAGAGATGTATTAGATTTTATAAAGTCTCCGGGATTAACAATATCTGGGGGTGAACCTTTCTTACAAGCAGATGAATTATATAGTCTTTTAGTGGAGTTGGATTTACCTGGGGGAGTTGTTGTTTTTAGTGGTTTTGATATAGGGGAAATTTTAGAAGATTTTGATAAGAAAAAATGTTTGGATTATATTGACTTATTGGTTTATGGGCGATATGATAGGGGTAAGAGAATTTGGGGTGGCTTAAGGGGTTCGAGTAATCAGGGATATTATTTTAATGGTAGTGGAAAAATAAAATTATCTGATATAGGTGAACAAGAGATAGAAATTAATGGTGGGGTTGTTACAGGTTTTCCGGTCATAAATAAGCGGTTAAAGGAGCTTGGAATTAGTTTTTCGAGGTCTTAAGGATATTTTTATTGTAAAAGAGGATATAGAGGATTTTTCTCTATTATTTTGTAAGGATATCGTTTAAGAATCCACAGCCGAAAGGAAAAAATATGGCAAGGAAGAAAATCGAGGAAGTTAAGGCAGTGGAAGAAACTGTTGAGACTAAAGAAGAAATTGTAGAAACCGTTGAAGTTGTTGAAGTTAAGCCTGTTGTTAAAGAAGTTGTTAAGGAGCCAGTAAAAGTTCAAAAGAAAGAAGACAAGTATAAGGTTTTCGAGTATGGTGAAGAGATTGGTGAATTTTTCGAGAGTGATAAGAAGCTTAAGGATTTTCAGGGTGAGAATTTAAAAGAGTTAGAGAAGCTTAAAGTTGATTGGAGTGTTCCTTTTAACGATTTTGATTTGCTCCTTTATAATCTTGGTTCTCTTGGGCAGCATTATAGGAGTTGGACACAGTATAGAGTGCAGAATGGTTTAGCACCTCTTGACCCACCTATTAAGAACATGATACAATATTATAGGGTGGCAATTAATGAGTTAGATTATAGTGACGAAGAAGTTATTGTAGCTGTGCATAAGTTCCGTTATTCTTTCTTGTTATGTGATTAAGATTTTTATTTTTTAAGGGAGAAGAGGAAAGGAATATTCTTTTCCTCTTTTTTATTTTTATGAAGCTTTTGAAATATCGTAAGGTAATATTTAATTATCTATATAGTAAAACAAAAGATTATAATTTATCAGAGGAATTAACTAGTGATGTTTATTATAATCTTTTAATTCGAAATTATAACATTAGAGAAGAGACTGAGAAAAGTTATTTAATTGGTATAGCTTTAAACGCATTAATAGATCGTTCAAGGAAAAAGAAATTCGAGAGTTTAGATTTTATAGATGAGCCGATTTATAGGGAAAATTTCGAGACAAACGAATTAGAGGAGCTTGTCTTTGAAATATTGGGAAAAGATTTCGAGCTTTTTAAATTTTATTCTCTAGGGGAAGATTATAATAGTTTGTCAGAAAAATATGGTTTATCTGTTGTGGCTTTAAGAAAGAAGATACAACGAATAAAGGATAGGTTAAAAAAAGATCTTAGGGTGATTGCATATTTCGAGTAAAGGGGAATAATAAAATATGACGTTAAAGTCTAGAAGGAATTTTTATATGATTAAGAATTTAGTATTTAAGAGTGTAATTCCAGTTGTTATTTCCTGTTTAGTTTGCAGCGGATCATTCTCTCAAGTTGGGGGAAAGAAGGCGGAAGTTGGTGCTAAGAGCTTTTTTGTTAAGCCTCAGTTCAGTGATGGTCGCTTTAATGGTTTTACTGCAGGAGTTGGAATTGATGGCCGAAATAGTAATGCATTGGCCCTTTCTACTCTAGGCAATTATACTGTACTTGGAAAGACTGTTTCAACCGTTGGAGTCTTAAGCACAGATAAGTATGGTGATAAGGCTGCAGTAGGTGTTGGAGTTCTTGTTCCATTCGGTAAGGTTATCAATGGTGTAAGTCTTTCGGCTGGCGCTTATGTAGAGGGTGTGGATCTTGCTAATCGTTTTTCGAGCACAGATAAGGTCCGGGCTCTTGTCACCGCTTCTGTAAAGATCGATGACTTTACTAAGATGTTGGGATTCAAGTTCTAAAAAATAGAATAAAACACTGTAATGAAAAATAGTGTTTTATCAAGTTGCACATTAAAGAGAATTAAACTTAAGTGTGAGGTTTGTGGTGATAATTTCTACAGCGACGTTATTAAATATGAATGTCGTAAATGTAAAAATTTCCCCAAAGCTTTTAAAAGGGTCCAGATCCTTTTTATCTTAAGGTTAATTCTCTTTATTATTTTATATCCTATTTTTTCGAGCATTATTTTTTATATTATTGGGTTTTTCGAGGGTAGTATATATGTGAGGTACGGAGGCATGTTATTAATTGCTCCTTTTTTCATACCTTTTTTACTCAAGCGCCTCAAAAGCTAAAAATCGAGGGAATAATAAGGCATGAAACTATTAGACCTCACCGCTATTGACCGACTTATAGATTTTTATTCAGAAGAAGCCACAGTTAGATTTTTCGAAGATGATAAGGTTTACACTCTAGAAGAATTCCGTGATCTTTATAATGAGAACAATTGGAATCTCTCTATCGACGAACATCTTGTAACAGCTGCTGGCAAAATCATTCGAGAAGATGATAACATGCTGATCTGTGAAATCTATGAGAACTCTTGATTCCTTCCTAGAAAAATTCAATTATAACGATCCAAGAAATTTAAAAGATGTAAAGCTAGATCGATTAATTAAAAGTTCTATCTTAAACATTAATAAGAGTGAATGGATCTGGACATTGTTTTGTTGCCAAGGCCATAAATATAAGAATGGCGATTTTAGTGTACCATATGTTGTATTCTTGGTCGATGCTAAATGTAAAGGAAGATTCTTTCAACATTTACATAATAGCTACAATATGATTAATAATAAAAAATTCCCCCTTCTTGGACCAGAGCTTGAAATTCATTTTGGATACAGTGATGAAGATTATTTTTTAGTCACAGTATATTTTGAAAAGAACTCAGGAAACTATAAGAAGGGCAGAGAGATTATTAATAATTTCTGTAACAATGTCTAAAATTAAAAAGAATATATTAGAACTCTTAAACAGGGACTGGGATTTTTATTACCTAGTCCCTGGAGTTAATTATAATGTAATCAAATCATATGCAATTAAAATCCTACAACAAGAAACAAATAATCTTTTTTATCCAGATTTAGTAAGGTATAAGGAATGGAATATTGAACCATTATCTATTCTACTATACAAATTAATAACATACAAGAGCGATTTTAAAATATTATTCTCTATTAGTTTAAATATCTTACATTATATTGAAAAAAATGAAAAATTTAAGGACTTAAGTGGATTATTTTATTCTATATCTATTAATGCTCTTTTTTGTTCTGTTTTAATACATTTTGGCAGCTCTGATAAAACGTTCCAGGATCTTTTAGAGGAAGACTTAAAGAATCTTAAATGGAGACTTGCTAGCGGGGTTGTTTTATGATACAGTAGAACATGAATCTTTCCTTATGTTGTATTTCTAATGTATTGGCGGAACAAGGTATCAAGTTTCGCACAATGACATACAAATCTTTTTCCTCAAAGCCCAGGGAAGAATCATTACAAAAGCTTTCAGAGATTGTTAGGAATAATTTCTCTGTCACTGAAAAGATTATTCGTCATTGTAAGGCTGCAGGGATTATGGGTTATAGATTGTCTTCTGATTTATGCCCAGTAATTAAGCATCCAGATGTTATGTTAGATATAGAAGATTTGCCAGAGTACGGTTTTATAAAGTATGAGATAGATAAGGTTAAGAGGGCAATTAAAGAAACTGGCATTCGTGTTTCCGCCCATCCATCAGAATATATTACTTTAACTTCTGAAGACCCTAAGGCATTACAAAATTCTATAATTGACTTAGAGGCTCATGCAGATATCTTTGACCGATTAGATTTACCACAATCTTATTATTCTCCTTTAAATATTCATGTCAGGAAAGATGGTGACCCGATTGACATTTCCAATAGATTCTTTGCCAACTTCGATAGACTCTCTGATTCAGTACGCAAACGACTTGTCCTTGAAAATAATGATAATGCAAACGGTGTATGGTCTATCAAGAATCTCCATACGTATTTCCATCAAACGAGAGGAATACCAGTAACATTTGATAATCTCCATCATAAAATTCTACACAACGATATGACAGATGAAGAAGCATTCCATCTTGCTTATTCTACTTGGAACTGTCAGCCAATCTTTCATTATTCAGAAGGTAAAGAAAATACTAAAGCACACAGAGATATGGCTGAGAATCTTCCACAAAATTATAATAAAGATGTGATGTTTGATGTAGAATTAAAGAATAAAGATTATGCCATATTGGATATCTTGGAGAGGATTAAAGATGGATGATTTCTCAAAATTTGCTAAACTAATAAAGAATGATAAGACCCTTAGGAATTTTATTAATGATTTAGATTTAGAAGATGCAGCAAATGAACCTTGGAGTTGGGCTGCACCATTCTTGTTTTATGCTAAATATTTAATAGATTCTGACAGTTTATTCAACACAATTGCATTCTATTATAAGATGCCATTTAACGACCCTTTTGGATTAGATACAGATCGTGATTATCATTATTCAGTTTTAAATAATCTTGATTTGTCTTCGCATGAGAGTACTTTAGAAACAATTAAAATATTACAAGAGATGGCATTTAAAGAAAGTGCTGACGGATGTTGTATTCTTGGAACATCATATTATAGGAATGAAATGGGTGAAAATTATCCAATGTTGTTCTCTAGAATTGAAATGGTTAATAGACATTGGATTAATAAAATAAAGATTAAAGATATCAAGAGTTTTAAAGACATGATAAATTTTGAAAAATACACCAACGATTCTTTTGATATTGCCTATGGAAGGATTTTACCACGTAATTTTGCCCTAGGAAAATAACCCCTACGGAATGATTCAAATAATGAAAAATATCTGAAAATCTATTGGCTCTCCAAGAATTATTGCTGTATTATAAGGCATCACAAGTTTGGAGAGCCGTTATGATTGTTAATGAGGTTGCGTTTAAGGTAGAGCGGGAAGGCATTGAGAACGAGGTTGCTTTCAATATTCGTCAAGAGAATGTTGCTCATATCTTTTCTATTCTTCGCAATCAACTCTATTCTAATAAAGTTCTTGCAGTTATTCGGGAATATTCCACCAACGCTTACGATGCACATATTGAAGCGAATGTAGAGCGTCCAATTGAAATCACCTTGCCAACATCCTTCTCTCCTACCTTTATTGTAAGAGACTTTGGTTTTGGTCTTTCCCCAGATGATGTTCAGAATATCTTTGCTTCCTACGGTGCATCAACCAAGCGTAATACAAATGAACAGGTGGGAATGCTTGGTCTTGGTAGCAAATCCGCATTCTGTTATGTTAATTCCTTTATGATTATTTCCCGGCATAATGGAACAGAATACACCTACCAAGCATACATCGACGAAACAAATGTAGGCAAGGTCGCTCTTCTTTCCACCAAACCAACAGATGAGACAGGTCTTAGCGTTCATATTAATATTAATTCCGCTGTAGACTTTTCCAACTTTAGAAATAACTCTGTATCCTTCTTTAAGAATTTTAATCCAATTCCTAAGTTCATGGGTGATACTAGTATTGCTAATCTAATCGAGTCTGCCCGTTTAATCAATCCAATCCTTGAAGGTGGCAATTGGAAGATGTATCGCCGGGAGTATTATGGTGAAGGTGATTTGTCGGTCTTGATGGGCAATGTTCTCTATCCTGCTTCCTTGGATTCTTTGGATTATGAAACACGCAAGTATATCCAAAATTCGAGAAGCCATATTGTTCTTACCGCAAATATTGGAGAAGTGAAACCATCTGCATCCCGTGAAAACCTTGAGATGGATAATAAGACAAAAGATTTTATTATGAAGTCTATCTCTAATATTCAAGCAGATATTATTAATACAATTACAGAATCTTTGGAAGAGAAGAATTCACTCTGGAAAAAGTCAATCCATAAGCGACATATTGATGCTCAGTTCATGCATATTGTCAATGTCTCCAATCTTACCCAATCCATCCCTACGACCTTTAATGAGAAGAGATTGAGAGAATATGGAATCAATTATGTAATGATGGAGACCAGTGACAAATCTTATAAAAAGAATTCAGATATTGCTCCACAAGAAGGTCACATTCTCTTTATTGACAATGCTAATCTTAAGAGGAATTCAATCAAGCCAAGAATTCAATCTTATTGTCTCCAGAATAATATCAATGGTTTTAATCCTTTTAAGAATGCAAGAAAGTTCATCTTGTCTTTTGAAAGCACCCAGAAGGCAGAAGAATTTAAAGACCAGCCTGACTTTGATGGAGCCACGATTGTATATTTAAAAGATATTCCATACACTCCAGCACCTAAACCTAAGACAATATCAGGCAAGAAGAGTATCAACGCTCAGTTTTATAAAATTAATCCTTATATGGGAAAAACAAATTCTGATTGTTGGACTCCTGTTGATGAAGTGGAAGACAATGCTGTATACTTGCCATTGGAATATTTTAAATCTACTTCCTATTATGTTCAAGACCCAATGTATATCAGGGACTATACAAACATTATTAATAAATTCTTGACTGAGCGTGGAGAAGAGCCTGTGTCATTCTACGGAGTCAAGAAGGCAAATATCAAGAATGTTCCTGATACGATGCAATCTTTTGATGACTATGTGGAAGAATTTAAAAGTTTGGTGATGACAAGATACGCTGAAGAATATAATAACTGGAATACTTATTATAATCTTGAAGGTCGATGGAAGGCTCTGTTCTTTGCCAATAAGGATTCGTTTCCAGAAGATATTAAAAATCAACTCCAAAAGATTCACGAAGACTTTAATAATCTTGAGAAATTTACATCGCTCTGGTATGCCTTGAGATTTGATATTTCCGAGAAGCCTTTTGATATCAAGGAAGAATATATTAAAAAGTTCCCATTGCTTGTCCCGGCTATCAATGGTAATATTAGTCTGATGGCAGATATTATTGGAAAAGAACTTTAATATCCCCTTGCGGTCTCAGAAATAGTTTGGTAATATGCTATGTCAATCGGTGATAAGGACGAAAGACAAGCCCCGATGCCTTATCTCTCTTAAAGGAAAAAAGAATGAACCCAACAGCAAAACTTCTTAATGATGACCCAATCTCTGGTTTCATCACCGTATTCATTGATGGAAAACAGTACACCATTAATGCTTCCAACCCTGCATTCCCTAACGCTCTCAAGGCTTATAAGGATTCTGATTGGCAGGGATTGGTAGACTACATCAATCCTGCTAATAAACTCCAACGTCTCTATTTCCAGTATGAGAATATCGAGGTGAAGGATGGCAATGTTTATATCGACGGTGATGCAGTAACGTCTATTGTAGCAGAGCGGGTTCTCAATGCCCTTGCTGGTGATGTTGATGCAGTTCATATTTTTAAATTTATGACTCGACTTCAACTCAATCCATCAAAACGTGCAGTGGATGAACTCTATACCTTCCTTGAGCATAAGCATCTTCCTATCACAGATTCTGGAACATTCCTTGCTTATAAGGCTGTTCGTTCAGACTTCTCCGATAAGTATTCTGGAACATTCTTCAATACTGTTGGTAGCGTTTTGGAAATGCCTCGCAACAAGGTAGATGACAATAAAGAGGTTGGTTGTTCCTACGGTTTCCATGCTGGTACTTTGGAATATGCCTCTGACTTTGCTTCTGAATCTGATAAACTTGTTCTTGTTGAAATCGACCCGGCAGATGTTGTTTCGATTCCTACAGATTGTAATTTTCAAAAACTCCGCACCTGTCGATATAAGGTTGTGGCAGAATATGAAAAGCCTCTCGTAGAAGGTAGATACACTTCAAATTTCGAGACAGAGAATGATGCATATGTCGAAGGTAAATGGCAACCAAGAACATATGAAATCCTCACTGTTGATGATGAAGAATATTATCTTGATGCAGAGCGATGTGATGATTGTGAATGTATCATTGATGATTGCGAATGTCCACGATGTAATGAATGTGCTTGCGTAGACATGAATCTTTCTGATAATATTCTCTGTGAAGATTGTGAAAGCAAGACTGAGGTTCAACTTACTCTCGACCTTGACGGAACTATCTTGGATGATTGGAAGACTAAGAGATTCAATTATATTAATATGCTTGCATTCCTCTATGGTCACCAACGTACTGCGGTAGCCAATGCCCTTAAGAACTTCTATAAGGATATTGATGACCAGCATAAGATTAATCCAGAGTTTGTGATTCTTCTTCAATTCACTTCTGAGGATGATGTATTTAAAATCTATCAGGAATACAGCAAACTCTAAACCCAATCAATCCCCCTCTTAGAAATTCGAGGGGGATTTTTTTAAAGGTTCTCATTACGGTTAGTCACAAAAGATACATTAAAGAAAAAATATTATTATCTTTTTAAGGATGGTTCTAAATGGCTAAAGTAATCGCCCCGTCTACAATCTCGACATTAACTACAAACCTTGGAAACGCTGATAGATTGTTAAGAGACCAATCAGCAAAACCAAATTATTATATTACTGGAACTGTTGCAACTTCTTCTGGTTCTCCAACAATCACAGGAACCAGCACCGTATGGACAAGTTTAAATTTTAATGCTTCCACCGCTCCAGCAAGAATTGGAATCGGAAGCAACGACCCATCACTTATCACAACATGGTACACTATCTCTGCTGTAGGGTCTGACACAAGCATTACAATCTCTACAACATATGGCTCCAACTCAACTCTTCAACCATATGTAATTCAAATGGCTTCCAAACCAACAGCAGTAGATACAATTTATTCTAATACATACGAATTTAATTTTTTTAATAGATTGTTGCTTGGTGATGTTCTTGCTGAAAATGATATAACCGATACTGATACAGATGCTACTTCTACTTTATTAAAATCTTTTAGAACAAATGAAGGTACATTAACATCTGCTCTTTCGTCCGCATTAACAGCATATCAAACAGCACTAGACACTTACTTCACATCCATCACTACCAAGACTTTAAGAAATTATTTTACAGGTCTTGATTCTAATGGTTTATCCCCTGCTGTTCTTAATGTTACTTGGAGCGAAAATTACAGAAGATTCCACAGAAATATTAAAAATGAGGAATTGATCGTAAAATTATATTCCTTAACTAACACTGGAGGAACATGGGGAAGCCTTACAAGCGTTTCGAGCGTTTCTGGGATGATTGCTACATTGTTAGAAGTAAGACTTGCATCGGACTCTACACAGGTCTCTAGCGTCACTCCTATCGTTCTTAATGTGGTTCCTATTAAAGCAGATGGAACAAATGATGCCACAATCGTTGTTACCATTCCAGTCAACTCTGCCGCAAATGCACAAATCACATTCTCCACTAATAAATACATCGGAATCTCATCTGTTTCGGTGGCTTCTGGTGGGTCTGCTGGTAATAAGGTTGAATTCTGGGTTAAGTAAGATTTTATTTAATTCTTAAGGGAGAGATTAATTTCTCTCCCTTTTTTTGTGCTTTGCTTGACATGGCTCTGAGGATTAGGTAATATAGGTGTGTCAAGTTAAAGCGATATTCACTTGATGTTGTTCATTTCGGTCTCCTTTCAAAACTAGCATTATCGCAGAGAAATTTGTGATAATGCTAGGAAAGGGAGTTGACAAGAGAGATGAAACAAGGTAAGATATGTTTGTAAGAGTTATGAGGCACCTTGGCGTAATTGGCAGATGCGATAGACTTTGAGTTAAATATGAGTGCTTAGAGAGAAATTTCTAATGTAGAATCCTGTAAATTCGGTGAACCCTTTTAAATGGGAATACCGAGCGAAGCCTAAGAAATTAGGAACGTGTAGAGACTTGACACAGGACATCTAAGGTAGTAATACTATGATGAAGGTAAAGTCCAGACCACAAACAGATTTATTCTGGTAATGAAAATTATAGTGGTAAGAAAATCTATTGGGGCAACCCGTGAGAGTTCGAGCCTCTCAGGTGCTATTGTTTGGGACGGTAACTCAGCGACTAGAGTACCCGGCTTTTAACCGGGGAGTCGAGGGTTTAAATCCCTCCCGTCCCACTGTTTGATTAAATTTCTCTAGGAGATTAAAATGGAATTGTCGTTTAGTACGTTGGAAGAGTTGAGCGTAGAATTGAAGCCAAAGATGGAAGAAGCGGAACGTCTTCATAAATCAGATGGCTTGTATAATGCCGAAGATATTAAAGTATATGTTGATATGTATCGCAAGTCAATTGTAAAGCATCAAGGTTCTGACTTTGCTTCTGGAAGAGTCAATCCTAATCAACTTGCTAATGGAGCCAACTCTTATTTTGGTAAAGTCTTTGAGGTTACTAGGACAGATGAATTCGATGCCTATCCTACAGTATGGCTTAAAGAAGTAAAATAATATCCCACTTTTCACTTGTCCTTTACCAACTTTCCACAAGTGAACCAAGCCCCTATCCACCGCCAAGAGATAGGGGTTTTTTATTTGCATACCCCCTAGAGACCTGATACAATACCCTGTGAACGAAACAATTGACCTTCAGAAATTCTCGGTGATTATTGATAATGGCACTTGCTTTTTCAATTCTTACCCTGTGTCTTTCTTTTCTAATTCTAACTCTATCGCTGAACTCTTGGATGCTATAGAAAAGAAATATGAAAAGACTGCTGACCTTATTAATGTAAACCAAGAAGAACTAGTGCTTTATATAGGAATTTAAAAATGACTCTTAAAGAACTTTGGGAATCTTCTCCTGTTGAATATAATCCTTGGAGATATGTTTATGAGAGAAGTACACCATCTTATAAAATTGAATGGAATGGTTTTCTATTTCATTCTCCAAAAGTTCTTAGACATCAATCAGGTACATTTATTTTAAAAGTACATTGTCGAGATGGAAGAACAGCATTGGTGAAACTATCTCCTAATCATCCTGTCTTACCTTATTCTTTTAATTTTGAAGATAGGGAGCCAATTGTACCTGAAGAATTTTTTCATCGTTTAGGAATATTAAAAAAAGAAGATGCTCCAAAATTCGAGTACCAAGAAAATACTCTCTGCATCTTGTAATATTTCTTGCATTCCCCTAGAGACCTGATATACTAACGCCATGAACCCAACTATTCCACAAACCTTTAAAATCTCGCTTTCTTTTGATTGGTATTATCCTAGTAAGCCAATGAAGAAAATCGAGAAGTCTTTTTTTCTCAGCAATGATTCCAAGGATTATATTGAGCAGTATGTCTCTAAAAATATTATTCCTCGTTATACTGTTGGAATCTGCAAAGTCGAGAATATAAAAATCGAGTCAGAGCGTATTTACACTTTTGATGAATGGGTTGAGAAATATAATCCTATCAAGAATGAGATTGAAGAATCCTCTACTTACGAAGGTTATGCTTTTGAGACCTATGGAGAAGAATTGGATTTCGTTCGTGAGCATAATCCAGAGAATATTTGGACTATTATTACGAACGGTGCTGATATGTCTTACCTTGTTTCTGGTATGCGGTGGGTTGATAGAGAATTTTATTTTGTCACCGAGAATCCAGTAACCGAAGAAGACAAGAATAGAGAATTTTACCTTTAGGAGATTGACATGGGACTTGATAACATTTGGATGAAGAACAAAGACGAGCAGGGTGTCATTGAAGGCGAGTTTAAGATTTGTGGTGGCGTGTTTTCTGGCAATGGCAACGATTCATTCCGTGGCAAAGTTTATAATCGTTTTGTAGAAGATGTCACTGGCATTTCTTTGTATGGATATACTCCCGATACTAATGAGATTTCAAACGAAGTTGTCCGGGATATGGCAGAAGGTTTGGAAGCAACAGAATGGCGTGATTCTTACATCGAAAACTATGATATTGAAGAAGAAGAATTCAAAGACTTGGTCAGAATGTTCAAACTTCATGCTGAGGCTGGTCATTACTTGGTTGCATGGTATTAAAAAATGCAAATCTTTGTAAACGGTACTGTAACTGCTACATACCAATTTGAAGTTACTAAAGAACAATTTGATGAGGCTTGCAATTGTTCAAATCTCAATTCAGAAGATTATAAAAATTTCTCTGAAGAGGATTGGATTAAGATTCGTCAACATATGAAGCAATTAGTTATTGATAATGAATACGAAATTGAATATCATAATGTTCACGATTATAGCACTGTTACTGTTGACGAAGTAGTGGCTGATGACGATAGCACTACAACAGTCCTTTTTGAAATCGAAGACAAGGTTGATTCTGTTTACATCGACGACCAGAAGAAACTTTAATAATTTACAAGAGATTTTGCTCATGTCTCTTGTATATAGTCCCATTCTTTTGCTCATGGGGTGGGACTTTTTTAATTTTATCCTGATGTGCCTATGGGGTAGGTTAAAGTAGAACAGGATAATTCAACCCCAAGAGTCTTTAAAAATTCTTGGGGATTTTTCTTGCATTAATATTTACGGGATGATATAAAGAGTCATGGAACCCAACATAGACCAAAAAACCCTGCAAACGATTGAGAAACTCTTTCGTCTGTCAGAATCGTCGAATGAGAATGAAGCAAATGTAGCAATGAAAAAGGCTATGTCTCTTCTGGCTCAGCATAATCTCTCCCAATCTCAATTCAATAATCTTAAAAAGGCTGAAGATGAGATTGGCATTAGTTTCGTTCAAGAGGGTAAGAACTTTATCACATGGCGGAGCATTCTTTTTAATAGTATTTGCAAGAGTCATTTTTGTAAAGTTATCGCATTCTCTAGCACTGGTAAATACGGTGTTATTGGAAAGTCTATTAATAGAGATGCAGTGGTAATGTCATATCGTTATCTCTGCCATGTCATTGAACGAGAATCTTTGAATGCTCTTTTGAAATATAAAACAAACGAGCATGGAAAGAAATTTTGTAATTCCTTTAAGATTGGTATGTCGCAAAGAATATCATCTAGACTATTGGAATCACAAAAGATTATCCAAAGCGAATCTAATGCATTGGTGAAAGTTTATGATAGTTGTGAGAATGAGAATTTAAATTTCTTGAACAATCGCTTTGGTAGTTTGAGAACATCCAATCTTAAGGTAAACTTGAATTCTGACAACGGATACTACAGGGGTTTGGTCGCAGGGGAGAGCGTTAGTCTCACTCCAGTAAAGGAAATAAATTAATGTATAGTGGAAAAACTCGTCTCGAACAACTCATTGCATATCTTAATGAATGTGGTGAGCCAAAAACCGCTAAGGAAGTGGCTCGTTATTTTAAAACAAACACTCGCCTTTTTGATTATAAGACTGAGACACAATTGACAGCAGAGTTCAATTCGTTGGCAGGTCAAAATAAGCAAACATTTATCTTCAAAGGCAGACCACGAAAGATTAGTCTCCGAGAATATAAAAATGCACCAAAGGTAATTGAAATCTCTGAGAAGGATGTTATTCAATTCTCTTTCTTCAATTCCCTTAAGGCTTTGATTGGCAAGTACAAGAACTCTATCCTCAAGTACAAGGGCGAGAGCATCAAGATTAGTATGTAAGGAACAATCCCCAGAGCCTCAAAATTCTGGGGATAATCTATTATGAATAAAATTATATACTCAAACGACCTATCTAGAATCGACCCTGAAAAATATAATAATCCAATCTTCGAATCTGATTACTTTTATATTCCTATGTCTGAACGAGTGGATTATGTTAAAGAAATCTGCAAATGGGATAATATTATAATTACTAATGACTACTGCTTTATTAGATTATTAGAATTGTTTTCAGAGGTTGAGATATTCCATTATGACGAGGACAAAACATTTAAAAATTTTGCATCCTTAGAACCAAATCCAACCAATCATCTTTTCGGATTTATTTTTGAAGAGACCATAAATCATTTGCTACCCTAGTCTTTACCTGATATTATAGATGCAGAGGTGAACGAAATGAAGATGAAAGTTACCGTGGTTGCAGAGTTTGAGATTCCAGATGGCGTTGTTTTGCATGATGGAGTCTTTGAAGCAGAAGGTGTATTTTTCCATCCTGAGATTTCCTTTGATTGCATTGAGGCGGTTGATGGTGAAGACCCGCTCCGCTTCCCTAATGATATCGTAAGCATTGAGCAATACGAAATCAAGAATCTTAGCATGGAATCTTTGGTGGAACGGATTGAAGATTAATATTGCTAAACGACTTGCAAGAGAGAGTAAGATTGCTAAGTGGGAACATCTATTCTTAGATTCTTATTCTACTAGGTTCAAAGGTGTCAATATAATTAAGCGAAAAATCTCTAAAAATTATTGGCACTTTACTCTCTCCAATGATATAACAGTGTGTCAGGTTAAAATCTATCAGAACGAGGTTAAATCCTTATGTCCGAAGTGAAGTTTAAGGTCTTTTGCGAGAATCAAGAATGCAAAGACTGTGGCAAAGAAATCAACGAGATTACTTTTGAAAATATGACTGAAGAAGAATCAATGTCTTTTATAGATTCATATGGTCAAGGTGGCGAAGATAAGGCAGATTATTGTCCCACCTGCAATGAACTTGGTTTTCTCGCCGAAGCATGATAATATAGGAGAGTAGAGAAATCTACTCTCCATCTCTCTCTTAAGGATAGTAAAATGCCAAACTGGGTAATGAACGAACTCACCTGTATTTTTCAAACAGTAGAAGAATACAATGCTTTTAAGACAAAGGTTGCTGAAAAGAACCAGAACGAAGAAGAAGAATTTTTTAATATCTTCTTTACTATGCCAGAAGTCTTGGAAGGCACTCAATCTCCTAGCGTTAATGTCCCAAAGTTGATTGCAGATTTTAATAAAGAAACTGGAAAATCTGTCACAACTCTCCAAGAAATCGTAGAAGCAAATCATCAATGGTTCTCCTCTACTGCTAAAGCCGGTATTCAGAATCAACTGGCATTTTCCTCTACTGGCTTTTCTAACTGGTACGATTGGAATATAACGAATTGGGGAGTTAAATGGGACGCTTCTGAATTAAATACTAAAGAACTCCCAGATTTCAACACAGTAATTTATTCTTTTAATACTCCTTGGGATACACCTGAGACTTTTGTTAAAAGACTCTCTTCCCTCTACCCTAATGCCACTTTTGAAATGGTATCGGGAAGCATTGAAAACGATACCCATTACGAATTTACCTGTGAGAATGGAAAGTATGAAGAAACCTGCTCTTATGGGTCTTTTCAGGAAGCAGTAGAGGATGGCAAATGGGGCGGGATGAGTGAATGGGCTGTTTTGTTCGAGGAGAGTGAAGAAGTATGACAGTCAGTGAATTGATTCAAAAACTGGAAAATATTAAAGCAAAGTATGGAAATTTACCTTGTGTAGTTAGCATTGATACTGACCATGCTTTCAACGAGACTAACCTTCTTGATGTTGATGTTGTAACTTATAATATTACAGAATTCAACGATGGAAAGATTGAAGGTTATAAAATTTCTCTTCATGGCGAATTGATTACAGAAGACTAAATAATCTTGGGGGAGAACTTGCAATCTCCCCCACTCCATGTTACACTACACCAAGGAGCCAGAAATGACTAAGAAAGACCGTAAGAAGATTGATTACATTATAGGATATCTTTCAGAATCCTCAGATAGAATTCAATCTATCCGCCAAGTAACAAATATTAATCCACAATATTCTTTTACTAGAGAAGCGTCAATTATCGAGTATCATTTTTTTCATGTACTTAACCTTCGCAAGAAATGTCAAGGTACTCTAATATCTTCTTCATCATCTGGTTGGACTGTTAATTATATTCGACAACACAAGAAATATAAAAAAGACGAAGAATACAGCCTCAATATTTATTTTTCTTTTGTTGATGCCGATACTTACGATTGATATAATAAGCCATGGAACATACAGACCTTAAATGGATATCAGCAATGTCAGAACGCTTGCGAGATGAACTTCCAAAAGAATATGATGATGAAACAAAAGAACTTATCATCAGAGCATTTCGAATCGGACTCTCTCAAGATTCATTTATCCTTCAAGAATTAAAATCTTCTTCTCTCATTGAATCGGATTATTTCGAGGATGAAGAATAATGAAAGAATTAAAATTTACAATCACTGGTTCAATCTTTGTTCCTGATGATACTGAATACGAATACAATTTCGAGAATCAAATTTATTCTTTTAAAGTCAAAGACAAAACATATGTCCTGATTGCTGGTTTAGAGGCAGATGAAAAAGAAATCATTGTCTCTGATGAAGATTTTAAATCACATGGCATTGGATTCTTTGAGTATGAGGATGCCTACTTTGAAGATTGAAAAATTTCTGTAAATGGAGACTCGTCGATGAAACTGATAATGATGGCTGATGGTTTGTTTCTTTATAAAACAGACACCGGATACAAAGTTGAAAATCCTGATGGCGTAACTCTTAAAGAAGGCAAGACAGTTAGAGTTTGTGACTATTTTATTAGCAAAGAACTCCAAGCAAGAAGGACAGCAGAACAATATGCATCCCTTAATAATATTCCTACTAACCTTCCAACCAATTAAGAATATTATCCCAGCAAGAACATACATCTCTAATCATATCCAAAATAAGATTAATAATTATATTATTCTTCCTGATGTAGATGAATTGATGTGTGTAAATTTTAAAACTGAAAACCTGGAAGAGTTTTTTAAATATCTCCCTGTCATAGGTGTAGAATTTAAAAAATCAGGTGAATACTACTTCTTCTATAGGAAACAATAATTTATAAGATTTTTGGTTAAGTTTCTAGCCAAAAAATAGGGGAAGAAAGTTTGGGTTCCTTCTTCCCCTATAAACATTTTCCTGATACAATACAACCAGAGGAAACAACAATGCCAAATCCAACACTTGAGTTCTTTGAAAGCCTCCCGCAAACAGAGCAACTCACCATTCTGCAGACCTTCTTATTCGCTCTTCAAGATGCTGATATCTATGACACAATCGCAGAAGACCTTGACCTTTCAGATGATACACTATATAATCTGAGAGAAGCGGTAAATACATTCATGGAGGAAACCAATGAATAAGACATACGAAATCAAATGCACAGGAATGATTGATGTGCCAGAGTCCTACGAAGTACACAGGAATTGGCAAGGAGATATCATAGGGTTCACTCTCCCCGATGGCTCCCTTGTTGACCTGTTTATCGGATTGAGACAGACCAAAGGCGAACAAGAGAAATTCCATACAGATGAACGAACCTTCCAAGAATTAGGATTTCAAGAGTTCCAATACGAAGAGACAACATTCACAGAAGAATAAAATTAATCCCCTTGAAACATAGGGGATTTTTAACATAGGAAACCAATATGACAGATTACATTACTATTTTTAAAAACCTAGAAAATCTACAACTATTCCACCGTAAAAATGGCGAGAGCATCTGGGGGAAAGACCAACAAGGCAACTTCCATGTTCTTATCCATAATTTTTTAAGTTTCAATACAACAACTTATCTAGGAACAATTAATAATAAACCACATGATGAGATTCTAGATGCTAAGATTTTCGAGGATATTAAAAAGATAATATAAAGATATGACAGAAACACTCTATAAAGGAGAATTAAAATGTCAGAACTCTTAAATCTTAATTCATATCTTAATATAAATTACATCTACGACAACCACCTCACAACTAAACCTGAGGAATCAACCCACACTCCAGTATCAGTGTGGGTTAACGACTTTGATGAGACCGCTAACAAGACGTTTTTCGAGGAATTCACCAAAGCAAATAACAACGACCAACCTGTAATCCCCATATACATTGATTCTTTCGGAGGTGATGTATATGCCCTCTCTTTCATTCTAGATGTCCTTAAAACAGCCAAGAAACCCGTAGCGACCATCTGTATAGGCAAAGCAATGTCCTGTGGTGCTATCTTACTTACAGCAGGTACAAAAGGCTACAGATACATGACTCCACACTCCGTTGTAATGATTCATGATGTATCCTCTGTAGCAAATGGGAAATTCGAGGAAGTAGTAAGCGATGCAAACGAAACCACAAGAATACAAAATCTCTTCTATCAAACACTAGATACAAACTGCGAACAAGACAAGGGATATTTTGATAAACTTGTATTTAATAGAGGCAGAGCAGATTGGTACATTAACCCTGAAGAATGCAAGAAACATAATATTATTGATTACATTGGATTACCACAGTTCAAATACGAAATCAAAATTAATCAGAGTTTCGGGTTGCAAGAAGACTAACCTTAAGATAAAATACATTGCCAGCCACAAACTGAGTAACAAATTTCGAGGGAACAAATTGAAGAAGATTCATTTGAACCAACTAACCAACAAAGAAACTGCCAGAGAAATTCGAGAACAAATTAAAAAGAATACCACGATTCTCAATGACAGTATCGACACTATTAATCGTAACACATTCCTCCAACTTGTAAACGATAAAAAGATTGTTCAAAAGGTTAGAGACTACGACTTTATTGTATTTTAATATCCTCTTAATATAACTAAAAGGATTTCGAGTATAATAAAAATAACAAACAATTAGCGAAGCAGCTTATTAGATTAAATTCTAGTAGGCTGCTTTTTTTATTGTGTGTCTAAAAAAGATTATTTAAAACTTTCCCACGGACCAATCTAAAAAAGGTTATTTGATTCTAGACGACGGGGAAATTTCGAGGAGGTTATTATGAATAGAAGGTTTACAATTTTCGAGTCAGTTACAATTATTTTTATCTTTATCTTTGGCATGATGGCTGGAAACGCCTTAACAATTTCGAGTAAGCCAAAAGATATTAATATAGAAGATGGAAGAATAGTATGCTCTAAAGCCCTCTCAGATTACTACCAATATCAATATAGTCAATTTGCAAAACAATCTCTTAAAAGTAAAAAGAAAACTTTAACGAAAATTTCACAAAGATTAGAGAATTCGAGGTACTAAAAACACTTTACAACGCACTGGGAATATGGTAGAGTATATTAACTGAAAATTATAGAACGTATCCTCCAATAGTTCTATAACAGAGTAAGCCTAAAGAAGAGCAGTGAGTCGTGGCATTGCTCTTCTTTATTATATGCTAAAGGAACATTAAAATGAATCGAGTCGTAATAACTTTCGTAATATCCGTAATATTCTTCTGCTGCTTGGGAATTGTAAGACTTCAACTTCTTATGCTGGAAACTAAGACATCAGAATTTATATTACAATCTCTTATTGCCATTCTTCTTGCTGATACTCTATACAGGAATATAAAAAAACCCCAGTAGATTTTCGAGTAAGTTTTTCGAACATCCATTGCGATTTTCGAGAGATGGTGTATAATAAGAGTGATGGTCCTCGGTAGCTCAGTGGTAGTAGCGACAAGCTGTTAACTTGTATGTCCCAAGTTCGAATCTTGGCCGAGGAGTTTTAAAATTTCGAGATATAATAAATTTCGAGGTCTGTTGGTCAAGTGGTTAAGATGCGTCCCTTTCACGGATGAGTCAGGGGTTCAATTCCCCTACAGACTATAAACTTTTTTGATTAATTTCAAAGGAGTTTTTTTTAATTTTATATGTATAACTTAATTGGTGTCAAATCGAACTGAACACCATTAAGAGAAATTATGAGAAATTGTTTAAAGTGTAACAATAAAATTCCATGTAGTATGTTCATAGATGGAAAAGTAAGAAAATTTGATAAAAGAAAATATTGTTTAGACTGTTCACCTTTTGGATCACATAACACAAGAAGTTTAGAAAATGATGACACAAGAGTTGTTATGAAGATTTGTAAAATTTGTGAAAGAAAATATCAAGGTGGACACAGAAAGCACAAAGATAAATGTAGTAGATGTTATAGTTTAATCTATAGAACTAAAACTAAAGAAAGAGCAATTGAATATAAAGGCGGAGCTTGTTCAGTTTGTGGTTATAACAAGTATATTGGCTCTTTACATTTTCATCACGTATATCCAGAAACTAAATCATTCAATATAGGAGAAATTAATGTTAGAAAATTTGACTTAATTGTTGATGAATTAGACAAGTGTATTTTAGTATGCTCTAACTGCCATGGAGAAATACACGCCGGACTTATCGATGCTGAAAAAATTTTTATTGCTCAAAAGACATTATTTCCAAAATATGTTAAAGAAGTGCAGCCAGAAAAATTTTATCAACCTGTTATTAAAGTATCTAAAAGACCAGACAAAGAAATTTTAGAAAAACTCGTATGGGAAATGCCTTGCATAAAAATTGGAGAAATGTTTGGTGTTAGTGATAATGCTGTTAATAAATGGTGTAAATACTATAACATCACAAAACCAGGCAGAGGTGATTGGGAAAAAATTAAATCTGGTAAACTTGATAAACCAGAATTTTGATGTATAATTAGTTTGATTGTTCCCAGATCGAATAACGGCAATTCAGCAGATTTTGGCTCTGTTTATCGAGGTTCAAATCCTTGTCTGGGAACCTTTTTTTGCTCCATTAGTATAAAGATAGTACGGTTCTCTTGTAAAGATTAGGTAGGCGTTTGATTCGTCTATGGAGCTTTTTAAATTATGACTAAAGAACAAGCCGAAGTTATCAAAAACACAATAGAAGAAATTAATCAAAACTCTTCTATTATTTTATTTTTCGATATGGCTCAAAACTCCAGATACGATTCATCAGAAGATAATTGGTTCGTAACAATCATTTATCATATCACAGAAAATGAATGGATTGATTTTGTCTCTTTAGGTTTTAATTTTAATCAAGTCCAAGATAAATTGTTTGGATGGAAATGTGCATTAGAAGCAACAAAATATTTCCAAGAACAAGACAGTCTCAATAGATGTGTGATATAATAGAGACATGGAATTTATTAAACACAATCTCTATACTATATTCATCGTCTTATTTATTTTATTATACGTTCCAATATTCTTTCAAATCTATATGCTGCGAAAAACCCTGAAAGAATATAAATCACTCAAAAAGAAAGATTAAAAAAAATGAATTTACTCGAAGCACTTGTCAGAGGAATGGTATTAGGAATTATAATGTCAATTCCTATCTTTGTCGCAAATTATTATCTCTGTAAACGGCTTGATAAATTGATTAAAATGGTTGATGACATTAATAGCAAATACGGAAAATAGTGGTATAATATAGTCAGTTAAGGCTCTATAGTTAAATGGATATAACACGGCTCTTCTAAAGCCATATTGTAAGTTCGATTCTTACTGGAGCTGTTCTTAATCCCATCTCTAATCAAGGTGGGATTTTTCTTTTTCGAGCATAGCACTTTTTCGAGCATACAAAATTCGAGCATGATACAATCTCTTATGCAAACTCTCAGAACAATCTTTTGGTGTATTTGTATTCCTCTAATGTCATGGGTGAAAAATTCGAGTCTCTTACTACCCAGATTTTCGAGTCAAGATTATAAAAAGATTCTGGCTTATAAGAAAAGAAATCTGAAAGTTTCATCTCAAATTCAGAAAAACCTTGCTCCTCTAAATAACCCCAAATATAAAAATCTTCAGCCTTCATTCTCATGGCATCTTTTATATCAGTATATTTTAAATCTAATACCTTGCCATGCTTATCCCTGTAATTACCACAACAAATTAAAAAATTACTCATGGTGTAATTACTTCTATACTTAAGCAATATTTTATCATTTTTCGTTGAGATTTGAGGCAAAATATCCAACGTCCTATGAGGGAATATATCTGCATATTCTTCCACAAGATTTTTGATTTTTAATATCATAGAGTCACACCGCTTTCAAAAATGATTATTAATATCCTATACAACATTGTAGGATATAAATTTAAATATCACAAGGTTTAAAGATATTTTTTTTGTCAATTTGAAACTAAAAAAGATTATTTAAAACATTCTGTCGGGGGGTTAACCCCCCGAAGGCTGGAAACAAATAATAAAAAATAGTTCAAAATCAGCGTAGTTTTTTATTGTTTTTCCTTGACAGTTCGATATAATCTTTTCGTAGCCGACCGCTACAGGAGATTTTGGAATGAACAAAGACAGATTCGGTATCCTTGAGATTGGGGACAACGTCCCTGTAGTCTCCCCTAACACGCAGGTTTTCGGTGCAGAGACAGGTTTGCAGGTTCGCCCTGATTCCGTTGCAAAGCAAGATGCTAACGGCACATGGAAGAATGCTATTGGCTTGGAATCATCCGCAACCCACCGCCATGTAGCAAAGGTATGGCAGGACAAGTGTACACCTATGTCAGATGCTCTCTCCGTTGTTCGCAATCAACACGAAGGCAAGTTCGACAAGGTTGTCTTGGAGTCTGAGGTTCGCTTGGCATCCTATGACCGCTTGACCGATGGCACGGCTATCAACGCAGACGGTTTGGAATCCCTCCGCACCTTCACCCCGATTCCTTCCACCACTGTTTCCTACTTGGTCAATGCAGGTTTTGAGACCGACATTCCCAAGTATTTCAACGCCGAACTTACCAAGCGTGAAAGCGAATGGAACAATGGAGAGCGTGACCGTGACGCACGGAACTTTCGTCTCCGTCTCCGTCAAGAGGGTGATGCACCTGTTGTTCGTGCTGTTTGCTCTGGTCGGTACGGTGTATTGGACAATCTTGACGCTCTGGAGTTTATCGCCGATGCTCTGCCATCTGGTAGCAACCTCAATGATGCTCTGGCATCCCATTTCTTCAACAATGGAGATGATATTCAAGGCAACATCCTCCTGCCAGACTACATCAAGCAACAGCCTGATTCTGATTACGGCGTGGGCATCTCATTCCGCAACAGTGAGATTCGCAACGGTGCATTCAAGATTTCTCCATTCCTGTTCCGTGCCATCTGTCTCAATGGCATGATATGGGGACGGCGTAACTCTGAGATTGCCATCAACCAAAAGCACCTTGGAACCATCGACAAGGACAACATCCGTCTACAGGTTCGGGAGGCTGTTATTCTGGCGTTGTCTGAAGGCAACGCCATTCTCACCCTGATGAACCTCACCCAACAGGTCAAGGTCAAGAATGTACAGCAGGTTATCGCTAAGGTAGCCCGTGACAACAAGATGACCATAGAGCAGGGTCGTGCATGGTCGCAAGGTTATCTGGAGACGCTTCAGGAACCATCTGGAGACATTGCCCACGAAACGGCATTCGGTCTTGTAAACGGTCTCACAAGAGGGGCGCAAGCATTCTCCGGTGTTCTCCGTGAACAGATGGAAACGACCGCAAGCATCATCCTTGCACCGTCCATTGATGCAGACCTGAAGGCGATACAGAAGCGTTGGGGAACGCTCTCCGATAGTGCCTCCTCTCTCCCGGAGAACATCGTTGCAAAGTATCAGATGGTAGGGGTCTAACCTCCCTACCACATTCCCCCCAGAAATGGGGGGATTTTTTGCCATTTTTTAAACTATTTTTCATTATTTGTTTCCAGTCCTCGGGGGGTTAACCCCCCCGACAGAAAGATATAAATAATAAATAAAAGTCAGAAATTCATTGTACTTTTTGATATAATATTCATGTAAGGAGTTTGATGATGACAGAAACTGTACTGATGTTTATGGGCAAGCCTGTAAGTGAAACTTATTATCCTATCGCAAACATAATCGAAGATTTCCAAGCTTTCATGGATAACGAAAATGCATCCCGCTTGCGTTATCACGGATTTGTTGGGCAGATTCTTGAAGGTAACCTTTATGATGCATATAATTTATGTTGTGATACTGGCAACGGTTATGATATTGTAAATATCCTGAGAATTGCACAATTTCTTAATAAAGAAGGACGTTGTGTTAAGACTAAATTCCTTAACATTATTTATTAATTAATAGGGGTTAACTACCCCTATTTTTATAATTTGTCAATCTGAAAAACATTATTTGTTTCCAGTCGTCGGGGGGTTAACCCCCCGAAGGAATGTTTTAAATAATAAAAAATAGTTCAAAATGCCATTGCAATGTCATTAAATATTTCCTATACTGTTCCTGTAGCAATCGGGCTACACTGACCGGAGAACCGTATGAACACTACGACCATCGCAACCACTCTCAAAGACCTGCTCACCGAAAAGGCAGGGGCTACGTCCCTTCTCATGGACGCTAAACTTGACCTCCTGCTCTCTGAGGCAAAGATTCAAGCGTCCGAAGAGTACAAAGGTTTCGGAACCAACGAAACAACCCGTAACGCTCACATGACACTGATTCTTCAGGACAAGATTGAATCTGTAAGATTCCTTGAAAAGTCTGTCATGCTCTTGGATGCCCGTATCAAGGCAGAGACATTCTTCTTCAATGCTCTTATTGCCGATAACACCGGAAAGACCATCGCAGAATAGTCTATATGCCCCTTGTAGGTCACTACAGGGGGCTTTGAAAGGATAACCAATGAAAACCGTAAACTTTGTCTCCGAACCATTCCTCAATGTCGCCCCTGTGTCCATGCCCCGTGCTTTGGATGCCTTCATTAATACGCTTGCAGAGTCTCTCCCTGCGTCCTATGAGCGTGTATCTGAGAAGGTGGACAGCAACGAATATGTCGTTTTCCGCTCTTCTGAGGTCGATGTTCACCTTTACGTTGACGCTCTGAACCGTGTTCACGTATCGATGAAGGTAACCTCCAAGGGCAAGACATTCGCCTTTGCACACCTCCACAAGAGCCTCCCAAACCTGTTCGGTAAACTTAGCAACCACTACAGCATTGCCATACCAGACGGTGCATTGGCAACCAAACCATATTCCCGGTTGTTCTAAAATCAACCAACCAGCCCTCCAGAAATGGGGGGCATTTTTTGGCATTTGTCAATCTGAAAAACATTATTTGTTTCCAGTCGTCGGGGGGTTAACCCCCCGAAGGAATGTTTTAAATAATAAAAAATAGTTCAAAATGCCATTGTATTTTTATATAATGTCGATATAATGATGTCATGAGTTACACATACACAGCCCCAGCCATTGCCGTAGAGCGGTCTGCCGACCGTAAACTTTCCACCGACAAAACGGTGTCCGCTACTTGGGCAAGTCAAGGTTCATGCCCATCTAACTGTTCCTTCTATAATGCAGGATGTTATGCCGAAACAGGTCATGCAGGTATTACAACAAAACGATTGAACCTAGCACAGTCCATTGGAATGTTTACACCGGAACAGATAGCCCGTTTTGAAGCGGATGCCGTGAACCGTCTTAAAGGCAAGTATGACCTGCGGGGTCATGTTGTCGGTGATTGTAAAACCGTGGAAGCCGCCCGGATTGTATCAGAAGCGTATAATGCTTATATAAAGCGTTCCGGCAAACGGGTTTGGACATACACCCATGCATTGGATGTTCCCCGTAATGTTTGGGGCGATGTTAGTATTCTGCGTTCGTGCGAATCTGTGGAACAGTTACAAGTAGAGCATGACCGTGGTTATGCCTGTAGTCTGGTCGTTCCTACTAAACACGAATCACATCGCCCTGTGAACCTTGGAAACGGCTTTACTGGTATCCCTTGTCCCTATCAGGTCAAGAAAACCGACTCTTGCAAGTCCTGCGGGCTTTGTATGCAGGATAAGCACCTCCACCGCCGTAAACTTGTGATTCTGTTCGCCCCTGATACTGGAACAGATAAAAAGATTAAAAAGGCATTAAAGATTCTGCCGATGGCGTAGCAAGCCCCCCCTGAAACGGGGGCTTTTTTTTGCTTTTGTCAATCTAAAATTTATTATTTGTTTCCAGTCGTCGGGGGGTTAACCCCCCGAAGGAATGATTTAAATAATAAAAAATAGTTTAAAATACCCATTGCATCACAAATCATTTATGATATTATTAACCTGTAACCAAGGAGGTTGACATGAGACAGGTAACATTCGCAGATGCATCAGACATCTTTTACACTCTGGAACTTGACACAGATGTTTGCAACGATGTCCTTGATGAGTTTACATACGGTGATGATAAAACCACTTATACTCTGGTAAGGACGAACAAGTTCTCAGATGCTATCAAAAAGGCTCTGGAAGGACATGAGTTTGCAGAGACCCTTCTTAAGAACTGGAAAGAATATTCTATCCATAACTTAATCGGTGTATCTTACATCAATATCGAACTGTAATCTAAAGACCCCTGAAACGGGGTCTTTTTTTGTCTCAGATGAACTATTTTTTATTATTTGTTTCAAGTCCTCGGGGGGTTAACCCCCCGACAGAATGTTTCAAATAATCTTTTTTAGATAATTGCAGACATTAAATATATATGGTAAAATTTGACATGGAAACAAAAGTCTGGATATATTTTTCTAAAACTGGCACAGGATATGAATTAAAGGGAGATGATATAATTTCCGGTTTTGATTCTTTTATTCATATGGATGGTACTTATCTTATTGAATTTAGTCACTCTTCAATTTTAAATGATATGAATTTATTTACATATGAGTGGGATAATTCTCAACGTAAAAGAAAAACTGTTTACGAAAATTTTAAGAAGAAAATTATTCTTTTAGGTTTTATGAAGAATGTAGAATTACCGCAGAATGTTAGTAATCATATTTTAAATACTTATGATGCAGAAGAATTGGAGTTAGAAGCAAGTGCAAACTCGTAAACTAGAATATTTAAAGAAAACTATTGAAACTCTTTGGCATGGCACAGATACTAAAACTGGTGACTATCCCAAAATTATTAATCTATACAAAGAAGTGCTTAAGATAGATTACAAAGACCGTGATGCTTGGGAGAATATGATTTGGCTTATGTGGTCTATGAGTATTAATAGTAAAGATTCAAGCTGGTTAAATGATGCTGAAATTTTTACTAAGAGATATTTGTCCCTAATGCCTAATGGATATAGGTCTTATGAATTTACTGGTATGTTTTATAGGTCGATGAAGAAAGATGAACAATTATCAATCCGTTATTATGAAAGTGCTATCCGTTTTAAAGATTGTCCCGCCACTACTTTTCACTCTCTTGTTAGTCTTTGTATTAAAAATGGTGATAGATTAAATGCATTGGGATATACAAAGATGGGGCTAAAAAGATTTAAAAATGACCCTTATTTAAGCAGTAAACTCTTGACTCTTAAATGATTTCTGATATACTATTTTTGTAAGGAGATGGACATGGATTTGCAAGATAAGATTGAGGTTCGTTTTGTAACTAACTTTCCTAGACTTAAGTTTTCTGCGTTTAGGAATGGATTGCTTTTGGCTTCTGGGTCTAATGCACAAGAGTTAGGTGAAACGTGTGCTAGGAAATATAAAACAGAATGGGTATTAAATGACGGTAGCAGATTTTATACCCAATATTCCGTAAAGTAAAAGTTATCCCCCAAGATTATTCAAGGGGGATTTTTTTTTATAATACTGTTAATTTTTCTGCCTTAATTGAAAGTGGAGAGCCAATTAATTTGTCATCTTTCAATCTTTTAATAACAACATAATGCTTATCTAGAATCTCATAATCATCATAGACAATTCCAAATTCTTCTTCTCCTGTGCGATCTAACCACTTAACCTTAGAACCTACAGGAAATTTATAAGATTCAATGTGTTCTTTTAATTCTAATGTTTCATGCCAAAGAGAAGAATTTTTACTCTTTAATTCTTCTAAATCTTTATTCAAATTGTTGTTAAGATTCTTTAGAGTTTCATTTTGATTCTTGATTGATTCATTTGCACCAATTAACCAGACATTGAAACAAAATAAAACCGATACCAAACCAATCATTACAGCTTGTTCCATTTTTCACCTCAAATATCTTATACGACAACTTTTTTCAAATAAGGTTTTTTAGCAAGCCTAGATAAAACAATAGGGGGCTTTTTCAAGCCCCCTATCTTATACCAACCTGTAGATTGGATATTCTACAAACCCTGATTGCACCTTGTCTCCCGTGTCCTGAAACAACCCGGATTCAAGAATCTCATCAAGGATAAGAGACAGGTTGTTTACATCAAGAACAAACTCATTGTCGAACAGGGGGATGATGTTTGTGCTAACGCTAGCGATTGGAGAACCGTACGCATCCTTGAGGGACAATGCGAGATTACCGTTAGGATACTCGTTCTTTACAACGTCACAGAGACCATACTCTTTCAAGTTAACTTTCATTCCAAACTCCTTATGCTCTTATTATATCAAAAATAATAACTGATGCAAGACTATTTTTTATTATTTGTATCTTTCTGTCGGGGGGGGTTAACCCCCCGAAGACTTGAGTTAAATAATAAATTTTAGATTGCTATAGATAAAAAAAAAGACCCCCGAAGGGGTCAAGGCTTTAGTCCTCCTCCTCAGAGAGCCACTCGTAGTTGTCTTCATGGTAGCCGGGACCACAGTGCTTGGTTGCCTTAGGGTAAGCCTTAATAGCCTCCTCAAGCGTTGCAAACTCATCAAGCCACGTACGCCGTTCCGCACCTGCCAGAACCGAACTTGCAGGGTATGTGTCATACTTGAACACGCCGTATACATTGGTACTGGACGTTGCCATCACGCATGGATACTCAATGCGAATATCCGCCTTAGCCTTAGAACCTTTACGCTCCTCAAGGCAGGTAGGGCATCCCGCATACCATCGCCCACGATAGTTCCAAGCCTGACCCTCGCCCGCACGAACGTGACCCTTGCACCAGCAACACATCTTGTCATACAAGTTACGCATATCAGCCTCCAGCCCTGCGATTCACCCCGCAGGAGGGTTCTAAACCTCAACGATGCATACATTATATCAAAAATAATATATGATGCAAATCTTTTTTTTATTATTTAACTCCAGTCTTCGGGGGGTTAACCCCCCGACAGGTGGAAACAAATAATGTTTTTTATCCTTGACGCAGTAATATTTTATGATAATATAGGTGTATGAAACTTGAACAAGTATTGCCCTTTATGCGTGATGGTAAAACAATCACCAGAAGCAAGAAATGGAATCCAAAATCCACTACTGTTATTTTAGTTAAGATGGAAGAATCAAAACTAAGATTTAAATGTATTTGGTCTACTGGAGAAGAAATGAGTTTCTGGGCTTGTTATAGGTTTACAGCAGAAGATATACTTTCTGAACAATGGGAGATAGCAGGATGAACGAAGAGATTATTAATAGAACAATGCAGGTTTTTCTTTACACAGGCGGTTTTGTCGCATTTTGGCAGATTACAAAGCATATGCCAAAAGTGTTTCATAATATGCTTGAATACTCTGTACTATTATCATTTGCTGTTGCTTGTGTAATGCCAATTGCTTGTTTGATTGAATACATTTTGATTGGCAACATTCACAATACTATGACATTTGTAGGTTGTGTCTGTGGTGTTAGTTTCTTGTCTTTAGTTTGGATGACATTGGCAGGACTTTCACGGGCATGGCAAGGCAAAGAGCAATTTAAATATATCATTCTGTAAATTTAAATTGTGATATACTTAATCCAAGGAGATAAATATGTCAACTCACGCTAGAATCGGTATTATGCTTTATGATGGAACAATCAAGCATTCTTATTGTCACTTTGATGGATATCCTGATGGTGTAGGTCAAACTCTGGTTGCAAATTACAATACAGTAGATAGCATCAATGAATTGCTTAGTTTTGGTGATATGAGTTATCTTACATCTGAATTACATCCTGAAGGTGAACATACTTTTGATAACCCAGAAGAGGGTGTAACAGTATTCTATAACAGAGACCGTGGGGAAGATGGCGTAGATGCTGTAATTACCTCAATGGATGAATTACACAACATATATTCTTCCAGTGTAGATTACTTTTATCTGTATGTTAATAATGTCTGGCAAGTTTACAATGTTTACGAAAAAGATGGATGGAAACTTGTTAAGGAATTTCTTCCAGAATACACCTTGACAACAGAAGATATTGCCTGTAAACTATAACTGTGAATGTGGTGTTCACCTCCAACCCCTTCTTGTTAAATCTTGAAGGGGATTTTTTTTGCAAATTCTATACTAAAAAATATTATTTAAAACAAGTCCTCGGGGGGTTAACCCCCCGACAGAATGATCCAAATAACAAAAAATAGATGAAAATAGCCCTTGCAGATTACTTAGAGATGGCGTAATATATTGGTGTAGGGATGGAGTCTAGAACCTCCCTCAACCAGTAAGAATCCAGAACGGCTAGAATCTATTGCGAGATTCAAATAAGGGTAGCAACCTTGGGGTGGTCAAAAAGCCACAAGTTCTTACTGTCCTTGGCAGGGACTGACGCAAACAGTTATGTCAAGGCATATAATATGTGGTTGGGTATTATGCTCTCATATGAGACAAGAATACCATCGGAGGCAGAGACCATC